CAACAGTATCGGTTACGCTAGCCGACGCAACGTTGTCGGCTTCTGGTACGCTTGCTGCTGGCTTAACTGGTAGCACGACTCAAACACTTGACAGCACAACACTATCATCCAGTAGTACTGTCGCTGCGGGTGCATCAGGTACTGTAACACGTTCACTCGACAACGCAACTTTGTCCTCGACAGGTGGTGCGGCTGGTTCCGTAACTGGTTCGCTATCGTCAACCCTAGCGGCTGTTACTTGCTCGTCTAGTGCAACGCTTGCGGCTGGGCTAAGTGGTACGGTTACAAGGACACTCGCTGACGTTGTATCGTCGGCAACTGGCACATTAGCTGCCGGTGCATCAGGTTCGGTAACGCGAACACTCGCAGATGCTACGCTAGTATCCACTGGTTCTTTCAGCCCAGGCTTAACAGCACAAGTCAACCGAGCACTCGACTCGTGCGTTGTATCGTCGTCTGGTACTTTAAGTGCGGGTGCTACTGGAACTCTATCGGTTCAACTTGCGTCTGCAACTTTGGTTAGCGGCAATGTGGCTCTAGGTGGCTTCCGGCTGAAGGTTGCGGGTGAATGGAAAGATGCGATGGCATTTGTTAAAGTAACCGGCACTTGGAAGAACGCAACACCTTATGTCAAAGTCAGCGGGGTCTGGAAGTAAACTATGCCAATCGTAACCTATACCAACTCAAATACTGGCACGATAGTAGATTGCTTTCCAGTCGCTGGCTCGCTTGCGAACTGGGCAACGCAAAAGGTAAGACTTACCGAAGGAACCGCACCGAACACAGGACGCTGGACAGGTGATTTGTTTGCTGGTAACTGGGCAGTGTTCGAAGGTGGGACGACTCCAAGCAGTTTCTCGGCTAGCGTTGGTACGTTCTTTGTCGAAGCGATATCGGATAGCCAAATCACGTTGCTTGACCCTGCGTGCGGTGAGGGTGTCAACCTGTCTCACACTTCGCTGGTGAGGGACTTTACGATATTCCAGGGTGCTTATTGGGAGTCGGTGCCGATATCGTTCGTCGATACGGCTGGAGTCTATGTGGACTTAAGCCAAGTCGTGTTCCGTGGACAAGCTAGACGAGACTTGGGTCCGTCCACTGGTATTGCTTACTCGTTTACGTTTACGGTGAGTATCGCAGACCCGAATAAGCACACGGTTGTCGTCTCGCTTGCTGCAACAACGACGGACGCACTTACGGTCGGCAAAACGGTAAAGGACAAGGACTCGATTTTCTACTACGACTGGGAGATGGTGGACACGCTTGGTCGTCCGCACCGCTTCATGAAGGGTCGTAACTTCATAGACAGGAACGCAACGCGATGAGTTTTGTAGAAGGTGAAATAACGGTCGAGTTCGGTGGTACTGTCGGTCCTGCTGGACCTGCGGGTAACGCTATTCCAATCGCTGCGGGTACGGTGCTGGCGAATCCTAGCGGGGTGCTTGCGAATCCTGTCGGGGTGGATGCGGCTGGGATGAGGGATTTGATTGACGCAGTTGGGTACAGTACGTACAGTGAGTTTCTTTCTACTACATCAACAGTGGTTGAAATCTCAAGTGGATCATACACCGTTCCGAGTGATTCAACAGTTATTGCTGACGTGCGAGGTTTGACTCGTCATTGGGTTGGTGGAGTTTTTGTAAAAGACAACACAGCGACTATAGACGGTGGATGCGTAATCGCTAATACCGCAGGCGATAAATACGTTCGTCAATGGGACAAAACCAATGCAGTCCCAGAGTTCTACCGTTTGGGCGTCGATTCAATTGCCAGTGATACAGACGCCATCAGTAGAGCTCTGTCGCAACTCAACAACGGAGGAACCGTACATCTTCAGCGAGAAAAAACATACATTGGCGAGACGGTTGTGATTGGAAAAGGGTGCACGATCACGGGTGGAACTATCAAACGGGCACAGCTTGTGCGCACTACCTTAGCGGCTAATGCTTCAGTTTCAGCGACATCGATAACGGTCACAAGTGCGACTGGTTTTCGTATCGGCATGTACATCCAAATTGCTAGCGGAACAGCTTACGCAGATCTAGCAACAAATGACTCAACTAACTTTTCGATAACCAATATTGTCGGCAATGTAATCACGTTGAACCAAGCGATCCAGGTAGCAAAATCATCTGGGGCTAGTGTGTTCCAAATTGCAGACCAGTTAAGCTATTCCGGTGCAATCGACGCAAATGTGGATTGCAACGTCTACCTGGATAACGTGACTTTCGACGGAAACGAATCCCAAAACGCTATCTCTCGCTCGTGGACCGTAAATAATCTAGGTGCGTTTTCTAGTCGTCTGCAAAACTTCAGGGTAAATGGTTGCTTGATAACCAACCAACCAAGTGAATGCTTTACCATCGCTACACGTGCGTGGTTTACAGACTGCTACTTCAATAACGTCTGGGGGTCATGTATACACGGTAGTGCAGCCAATTTAGCCGATTACGAACCGGGAGGAGTATGGATCAATAGTTGTTATTTTGAAAACGTCTGTAGATCCACAGCAGCAGAAAACGGACACAGCACTGAGTTAGGTGTTTATACACAATCGCAGAACACGCAGCATGTTGGTTTCGATGACTGCGTGCTGGAGGATACTAACAACGGATACATTGTTTCGGCTGTTTCTAATTTGCTGTCCATTACCAGATGCAGAGCTAAAGACTGTAAAGGGATTGCGTTTGATACGAATAGAACAACAGCGATAGATGGCCCGATTGTAGTTGACAATCAGTTCCAGGATTGCGGAAATCTTACGATAGGTGGGTCAGGTGACGTACCAACAAACATCGGGGTTCGGATCACTGGAAATGTTTTTATCAACACAGCAATTCGAGCTGTTGGTTTAGTCGATAGCTTGATTGGTCACAATACCTTTAGATTCAACTCGACCTATCAGACGAATAGAGACAGCGGGTACTGGCACAATCTTGGACTTGGTACGGCTTTGATGGTTGGCTATGAATGCGATGTTGTCGATAACAGCATCGAAAACGAATCAACCGCGTCAGCATCTCTGGAGTTTGGTGTTTATCTCTACGGATTTGCTGCCAATCCTCTAGCGTTGCGATGCGACGAAAACAGAATCGTCGGATTCAAAACATCTGTAAAAACGCTGGACAATACTCCAGGTTCACCGTGGAGAAATTCGATAAGCCGAAACCAGATAACAATCCCTGTGATTGCTGGAAACCGTTTTGGCATCGATTGTACCTTGTCGGGCACTGAGATCACCGACAACCAAATCTACTCAGCCAGTAGTGCAAGCGTGGTTGGGATACGTGCAGTTGGCGTTGACACCGATACGACTCCGACATTGATTGCAGGGCAAATCAAAAACAATAAGGTTGTCGGGTGTGTAACCTGGCTTCGAACTTCTTGGTTCGACAATATCATTGATGGAAACATCTATGACGGGGCGTATGATTGGCTATCTGGATCAACTAGACAGCGGCATGGAATCAACCAAAAAATAGATACGATTTCTGGTACTCGGTTGCTGACTATCGGGTTAGGAAATGGATCGCTAATCAATGGTGTATTAACGATGAATGCGACAGGGGGCGGATCTCTCGCTACTCCAGTCGTCGCTGGCATGAAGCTGTACTCATCGGATGGTGCCTATGCTATTGGTGAGATATTAGCTAGGTCACAAACTTCCGATCTGGTTCAGTCTAGGCTTGCGTTTCGTGCTGCTTCTAATGTTGTGACTCCAGTCTTAAACGATGATGTGGTCATTGATGGAGTTCGTGGAGACGTAACTATTCGAGGATCAGTTGGAGTTGGATCTCTAGCTGATGGGTCCGCACCAAATTCAACTATCTACTACTCGACTACACAATCGAAACTCGTTTATAAGAATTCAGCAGGAACGGTCAATGTGCTGTATTAGCCTCCCTATGGCAAAGGTACTTACAACAGCATTCAAAGTCTATCGCGAGATTAAATGATGGCAAATTTTTATAATGTCGGCAGTCAAATGACAGTTACTTACGAAAGGCTTAAAGAAAGAGTTGGGCATTATTTGTTTGGCATCAGGAATGAATTTTCTGAAGACCAAGCATTGGACGTAGACGACTGCATTATGGATGGACTCCAGAGAGTTTACGCCTCGCATGATTGGTCGTTTTTTCGTCCCGTGGTTGATGTAACAACAACGGCTCCATATTCCACGGGAACAATTGCAGTTAACGCTGGTGTCGTGACTTTAACTGGTGGCACATTTCCGTCTTGGGTCGCTGATGGAATCCTGAAGATAAACAGCCGTTCTTACGCTGTGGCTGCCAGGACTGGGAACGCTACAGTAAGAATTGGTGATACTTCCCTTGTTGTCGCAGCAGGCGCTGAATACCAGCTTGGCAGACCAGAAGTTCCTGTGCCTTGCGGGTTCGAGTCAGTCGCAAATGATAGCGAATTGGCTTACTACCCAGACGACAATGCGTATTATCCTGCAGTAGTGCACCGTGGCGACCAGGCTATTCGCAAGCTCGAGCAAAGCGGTCAAATATTTGATAGACCCGTTTATTACTCTGTTCGCACTGTTGAGTTTTGCCCTACAGTCGGCAGTCGTAGAGTTTTGGCGTTTTTTCCGACGCCTGATAAAGCGTACACTATGCGGGTTCCAATGTTTTTGCGTCCAGTAATGCTAACCGCCGACGACCAGCAGCCAGTTGGCGGTGAAGTCTTGTCCCAGGTTATCCTGGAAGCGTGCCTAGCTAGCGCGGAGCACAATTTTGAGGAGCGGGAGCATATTCACGAAAAGCGATTTATGGAAATGATTACGCTGTCTATTCGCAACGATTTGGAACGAAGTTGCCCGTCTACGCTTGGTCATGACGCCCCTAAGGGAAATTATGGCAAGAATAGCGTTTTCGGGTATGATTATCGGACGCGAGAACAACGCATCGGCAGATTAACTTTGGACGGAGATGGATTATGACAAGTGCAAAATACAGTGTTTCGATACCGTCTATAGCAGTTGGGACCACCGTCGCTGCAAGTGATGCGATTGCGTTCGGCGATTTCGAGACAGGAATGGTTTATATCCCTGCTGGTTCTTCAATAACTACATTGACGTGGCACGCTAGCGTCGCACAGGATGGAACGTACTTGGCGGCAGAGGACGCTTCAAGCGCGGCAGTGACGCAAACTGTTGCTGCAAGCCAGGCGCATCCGATACCAGCGGCGTTAATGGGCGCTAGGTTTCTAAAGATTACTGGCAATGCTGCTGGTGTGGTTGGCGTTACTCTTAAAGACTGATTTATTTTCGAAAGGGTTAATTGATATGGAACATCGTATTCTAAACGTTTTGCTAGAAGCTTTTTCTAGTGGTGGTCCTGGTTTAGTTCCTTTGACCGCGACAGCTGCAGGGGTGAACATTCCAGATGAAAGGCTGTACGTGTTTATTGTTCCGACATGGGGAGCAGTAGACAACATACTAATCCTTCCTCCTCCTGTTCCTGGTAGGATTGTCGTTATTGCAGGTGCTGCTACTGGTGGCGAACTACGGTCAAGTGCTCCTGCGACAATTGGTATCAATGGTGGGACAGGTGCCAATGTCGAATCTGCGGTTGCAGCGAACCAAATGGTCATTGCTATCTGTGAGAGCGCAACATCCTGGAAGGCGTTCGTAATAGGCAGCACTGGAACGACAGCTGGGCTTGAAGCTGCTGCGTAGTTTTCTTCATGACGACCAAAGAGCTGCAGTTTCCATCGGGAATAAACCGTCGCTTATCTTTTCGACAGCAAGCTGGGCGAAGAGATAGGTACTTTTCGCCTTACGCAATGAACGTAAGGATGGAGGATACTTTCGGTCGCTTGAGAGGTGGTTCTTGGACTCCTGCGGCAGCTGCCGTAACTGTAGGGGTCGTGCATTCTGGCGGTTATGTAGTTGCGACTCCTGGAGGCACTGCGCCTGGCAATAGCAGCAACCGAGATTGTATTTACCGAGATAGGTTCGTTCGTCCTGTTAGTCAAGCTATCTTTGCAAGTCGGCAAGGAGCATACGCTGATTGGGCGATGAGCGCCGACATAAGCGATGTTGGTCGCCCGTTTGTAATGCAGTTGTCCGAAGCTGGCGAACTAGGCGGCAATATCACCGCGCTGGTTCCTCATAAGGATGCGTACATGCTTGCATCAACCAGCGGTTCTCTATGGACTGTTCAAGGCGATCCAGTTGCCGATGGTGGGCTGAGAAACATTTCGCGTGATGTCGGAATGGTCGGTGCAAGAGCTTGGTGTCGCGACCATCTCGACAGGTATTACTTCCTTTCTTCGCATGGACTGTATACGGTTGGGGCGAGCGGTGATGGACTGCAAGCAGTATCTGAGGATGTTATTCCTGAAGAGCTAACTGGAGTTTCGGATGTTGACACGGTTCTTGAGTACGACCATGAAACTCGCGGAGTGTACATTCACATTCCAGATGAGGTGTCTTGGTTGTACGACACAGAGCGGCAAGGGTTCTGGCCGTTCACTGTTGGGTACACTGGGTCGCATGTTGCTATAGGTCCATTGCTCCTTGGTGACGGGAATACGATTGGTCGACTTAAGCAACTCCATGGAATCACAGCTAACGGAAGCGTAGACATTACTTGGCGAGTTCTTGTAGCTGACACGGCTGAGCAGGTTAGCGTCAATGCGAAGGCTGCTATTGTCGCTTTGATTGACGGAGACGATGCTTCAAATGTTCACAGTACGGGAGTTTGGACGGCTGGAATAAATCACAGGAGCTTTCCTCGGTCGAGAGGTCAGTACACGATTCTGTTGTTGTCTGCGGAAAGCGGCAACTGGGCTTGGGAAGGTGCGTCGATAGTAATAGAGCCATCAGGAAAGTGGAGGTAGTAAAATGCCGATAGAAGTACCAGAAATACCAGAAGTACCATATCAGTTCCCAAGACAGGATGAGATATACTACCCAGACGTCGCCAACCCAATTCTCGGTGTAGTTTGGAACACGCAAACTATTACGCGAGTCCCAGAGAATGTCATGGGGTGGCTTGTTGCGCAAGGGTATCAAGTTACTGGTATCACTCAAGACACAACGACAGTCCCGCCAACTAATTACTTCTCGCTTACAAAGGAGGAGGTAGACCCACAGCAAACGCTACTGAGTGTTTGCAATGCCTACACTTCTGCCGTCAATAACGCGAGGGACGCAAATGAGCATCGGTACAATCAGGTAGTTACCAGCTGGTCGCAAATGGTCAGCACCTCGCAAGAGCAGTTTAATAAACAGGTAGAGCAGCAGAATGAGCAAGCTGGGATATTTTTTACTGACTTAGATAGCTACATGACTGCTATCGAAACGTTAATCGCAGATAACCAGTCGGAGTTTGCATTAGACGCATCGGAAGCAAAAGTCTCGCTGGTGGTAATGGACTCGCGATTGACTGAGCTGGAAGACAATGCGGCGGATAGCGCAGTTATCATCACCAATTTGTTGACTGAGCAAGAAAATAACCTGCAGGCATACATCTCCAGCTACGATGCTCGACTTGCTGAATTGCAGAATAATGTTACCGACCATATAGCCACAGTGCTTGCTGACGTGAGTTCGCTTGAAGCAGTGCTTGAGTCTCACGTCGCAGACTATGCGCAGCAGTTCGATTTGCTAGTTTCGAATTACAATAATCACGTAGTGGATATTGACGCCTTGCTGGCAAACGTAGCTAGCAACGTTACAACCTACGTTACGGATGTTGCTACAATTTTGACTGCGTTAGACAGCGACTACCAGGCTGTATCGACAGATCTTGGTGCAATCAGGACAACCGCTGGAAACTTGGTTGATGCGCATGTGCTTGATTATAACGCAGTCTTGGCTTTGCTAAGCAGCGACTACACAACACAGGCGTCGACAATTAGAGCTGTTGTGAATTTCCTGTTTCCAGACTACGCGGCACATGCAACGGTCACCAGAAATATCACTGGTACGCTGGAGAGCGACTACCTATTGCACAGTCCAGCAGCCACGGCTTTTCTGGATGACCTCGGGTCTACGGAGCGTGCCAGGATAAACGAGCAAGCTGCCGCAAGTCTTTCGGTGCAGATGCAAATGCTTGTGTCTAAGGGGTTGTATATGTCAACCATCCCTGTCGACGTTACGCAGCGAAACTGGCGGGACAGGGATGAGAATATTCAGCTGCATAACGACCGCTTGATGCGAGAGAAGTACGACAATCAGCACAGGTTATACGAACAGCAGCGTGGCGTGCGTTCGCAGACAATGGACAACGAGCACAGGCTGTACGAACAGCAGCGTGCAATGCGTGCGCAGATAATCGACGCTGAAGGGCGGCTGTACGAACAGCAGGCTGGCATGAGAGCTCGGACGCTTGATGGCAAAAACCAAGTCCACACAGTGCAGCAGGAGGTGTTGCGGTACCAGGCTTCGTTAATCAGTGGAGTCTATGCGTTGCTCCAAGACACTCGCAATCGCGTGCTGTCAGGTAAGCAAGCTATTTTTGCAGCTAGAGACGCCAATGAGAGGCTTGGAATAGAAGTTCAAACACGGCTATATTCGCAATTGCAAGACGTACGGCAGAGGATAATCGAATCTGCCGACAGGATTTATCAGTTGCGGGATGTGTACGCCAAGTGGGCTAACACAGAGACGCACCGAACCTATGAACAATTGCAGCAAATAAAGCAACAGTTTGTGGAAGCAGTCGAGCGTCAGCACGCAGCGAAACAAACAGTAACTCGGACCGAGATGTCGCAGAGGGATACGCTTTTGCAGCAACTGCAAACAGCACTTACTGGCGTTCTTGGCGGAAAAGAAAGATTCTCGAACTTGCTTATGCAGAACGCTAACGCATTGTCCGCCAGCAAGCATAGAGCAATCGCAGAAAGAATGAACACTGCGGCACAGCGACTTGATGGCTGGAAGTCTATTGCTGACGAGAACCGCAAGTTAATGATGTACCAATTGGACGAGAGGAACAAGCTGCTTGTTGGCTTGTACTCATTCGTTGAGCGCCGCGATGACATAGGTCCATCTTGGCAAGATGCGGCAAGAGTTGTTACTTCGCTCGGAGATGCTGCTGGAGGCTGGATCCAGCCCTGATGATTGATTTGCGGCTTAAAGCGTGTTTTTGTGTAGATGACTAACTTAAAGGAAAAAGAAAATGGCTAATCCTACAAACCTACCTGGCGACTTGATTGTTCCAGGCGATATTCGCGTAACTGGCAAGATGTCGCCAGCAATGTCCAAGGCGAACATCCTCGCCTTAGCTGAACTGCAAGCGTTCCCTGTTTCGCTGACTGACTTTCGAGTTTGGGATGCCATGCAGACCAGCCTGCCTGGAACGCCAGCTACTGACGACCTTGGCTTAGTGGGTGGAACATTCGGAACGGCGACTCCATCGCTGAGGTCAGAAGACTTAAAGACTCTTGGCGCGACTAACAAGCGAGCTCGAGTCTTGGTGCAACTTCCGTGGGAGTACGTGGCTGGCGAAAGCGTTACACTGCGATTCATGGCTGGAATGATTACGACGGTCGCCGGAACAACTGCAACCATCGACTGCGAGGCTTATAAGCTTCAGTCTGACCCTGATGACGCTATCGGTTCTGACCTCGTTAGCACATCTGCGACGACCATGAACAGTCTTGTATTTGCGAATGTCGACTTCGTGGTGACTCCAAGTTCGTTGTCTCCTGGAGACATTCTGGACGTTCGCGTCACGTGTGCAGTAAATGACGGAGCTTCGGCGACCGCGGTTATTGCTGGCATAACATCCTGCAAATTACTTTGTGACGTTCGGTAGAGCATTCATTTTGTGACAGCGTGTCACAAAAACTACGGAAGGCAGGTGTAGCATATTTCGCAAGAGACTTCGGCCAACTCCTGGCTTCAAGATTCCACCGCCGTTTAATCCAGTACATGGAGAGAGCGCCAATCTGCGACAGGACGGAGTAGCTCCACACTGCGCGATGCTTCAGATTGCCGCTGAGGATACGTATGACAATTACGTGATATGCCGAGGCTTTGACCCGAGAATATTGCGGTTTGTTGATTATGCAGCAGGCGACCCAGACAAGCCAGGTATTTCGGTAGCGAAGCCGTTTGGCAAGCGTACTGCTGGAACGTATCAGATAGCAGAAATCTATCCTGCGTTTTTGCCAACCCAAGGTAATGATGACTTTACTGGTTTCAAGCAAGTAACGTACATTCCCCCGTCTCCAGTCGCTGTGAATTGGCGAGTTGGTCAGAACCCAGGTGTAGTTACTGGAGGACTTGATGGAGGTCAGCCTAGCAGTTTAGGCAACACGATTGATATCTTGTATGACCATAATGAAAAGGTCATTAACTGGCTATTGATTGATAGCAACGGTGGCGATGGTGGTGGCGCTACAATCCAGTTCACGCTTGATTCGATAGAGACTGCAGGTCCAGACTCTCCATACAACGGAAAGAAAGTGGCGACGGTGACGGTTAAACCTTCGCCGTGTGCTCGTCCAGAATTAATTGGAACCCAAGTTGAGGTTGTTGATTGGTCTGATTGCATATTCGACTTGCCTGAAGAAGATTTAGTTGATGTGTGGGGTTGGGCAAGCGAGTATATTTACGAGTCGTTGAAAGTAGGTGATCCGCCTGGAACTTTAACGCCATGCCACTGGGCGGCTGACGACCGTTGTTGTGTGGCTGCTGACGGAGGCGGCGGTGGGGGTGGAGCAACGGGGCCTGCTGGACCAACCGGACCAACCGGACCTACTGGGTCTGCAGGAGCCGCAGGTTCGACAGGACCTACTGGACCTGCTGGTCCTGCAGGAGCTACAGGACCAACTGGACCTACAGGTCCAACTGGTTCAACGGGAGCAAACTCAACAGTTCCTGGTCCTACAGGTCCAACGGGACTTACGGGACCTACTGGTGCTACGGGAGCGACTGGAGCCGACTCAGTAGTGCCTGGTCCAACAGGACCGACAGGACCTGGTGGCGGTGCTACAGGTCCGACGGGTCCAACTGGACCAACAGGTCCGACGGGTCCAACTGGACCAACAGGACCAACTGGTGCTAATTCAACAGTGCCGGGACCGACAGGTCCAACTGGTGCTGCAGGTCCCACTGGTGATACAGGTCCGACAGGTCCAACTGGTGCCAGTTCGACAGTACCTGGACCGACTGGTCCGACCGGAGCAACGGGTTCTATTGGACCTACTGGAGCTGATTCGACGGTACCAGGACCTACGGGTCCGACTGGACCTGCGGGTGCTACGGGAGCAACTGGCGCTGTGGGTGCGACAGGCGAGACAGGACCAACAGGTCCCGCTGGTAACACAGGACCCGTTGGGGCAACTGGTTCAGCTGGACCAACCGGACCTGCGGGACCAACCGGACCTGCGGGTCCTACTGGACCTACAGGTCCAACTGGACCGACAGGTGCCGACTCGACGGTACCAGGACCTACGGGTCCGACTGGTGCGACGGGACCAGCAGGACCTACAGGTCCAACTGGTCCGACTGGTTCAACTGGAGCTGACTCAACAGTACCAGGTCCTACGGGTTCTACGGGACCAACAGGACCAACTGGAGCAACGGGAGCAACGGGAGCTACAGGTCTAACAGGTGCTACAGGTCCAACTGGTCCGATGGGACCGCAAGGATTCACAGGACCGGCTGGAACGAACGGTCTTGATGGTTCAGATGGTTCAGATGGTTTAGATGGTGCGACGGGTCCGACAGGACCGACCGGTCCGCAAGGTGCACTTGGTCCAATTGGAGCTATTGGTCCAACAGGACCGACGGGCAACAAAGGCGGTCTTCGTTATAATTTCAGCACTACTACGACTGATGCAGACCCAGGTACTGGAGTATTCCGCTATAGCGACGCAGCAATAGGGTCTGTTACGCAGATATTCATCGACTTGCTTGACCAAGGCTCAGTCGATTTCACTACATTTATCGATTCATGGGATGACAGTACGAGCACCGTTCGCGGCTACTTGACTGTTCTTTCCAATGATAATGCTGACGCGACAGTAAATGTCTGGCAGATTAACAGCGTAACCTCCGCCACAGGTTACCGAAAGATAAACGTAACCTTTGTAAGCGGAACGCTGCCTACAGACGGCGAGGCGTGTGTGTTGAATTTCTCTCGCACGGGAGACATCGGTTCGACAGGACCAACTGGACCGACAGGACCGACAGGACCGACAGGACCAACTGGAGCTAGTTCGACAGTGCCAGGACCTACTGGCGCTACAGGGGCAGACTCAACGGTGCCAGGACCAACTGGACCAACTGGTGCGACTGGATTAACGGGACCTACAGGAGTTACAGGTCCAACGGGACCGACGGGAGTTACAGGTCCAACAGGACCGACGGGAGTTACAGGTCCGACAGGGGCAGACTCAACGGTGCCAGGACCAACGGGACCGACAGGTCCGACGGGACCCACAGGTCCGACAGGGGCAGACTCAACGGTGCCAGGACCAACGGGACCGACAGGACCGACTGGAGCGACAGGTCCAACAGGGGCAACTGGAACTGCTGGGGTTCTTTTATATCGCTTTACGTTAAATGAGTCGCTCGCAGATGGCACAGCAGACGCGGATATTTTATTGATGGACGGAACTGATACGACTATTGACGCGACTGTTCGAGACCCGCTAGGTATATTCTCAACGCTCGTGACGGTTGGCGACCCAGGGCTATGTTTGTTGCAAGACGGGCTATACTACGTCATTCAAGCCCCTTGTCCAGCATAGGTGAGTTATGGGTTGGTTTGGACCAAGTGGAGATTGCGGATGCTGCGAGGAGCCGTGCGAGCCTTCCGTGTCTATTACAAAAAGCGTTTCGCCGAACCCAATCACTTTAGGAAACATTGCGTCGTGGACAATTACAGTCACAAATACGTCAAGCTGCGAAGTTCCAGCTGGAATCGAAGTGAGCGACCAATTGCCGGATGAATCAGACATACTCTATGAAACAGGTTCTCAATATGGTGGAACTTCAAACGATTCTACGTCAGCACCGATTTTAACTTGGGTACTGCCAGCGATACCAGTAGGACAGTCTGTTGTGCTTGGTTACGACACAGACACACTTTCAACAGGCACATTTACCAACTTAGCAACAATCGATGCGGGAACTGGCGTGGGACAATCAGACTCCGAAAGCCTAACCGTAAATTAACACAACAGAAATTATTTGGGACGATGCTGTCAAGTTATGGAATTGGAACCAGTATCATGGAGAGACAGGAATACACTAATGCTATTGGAGAGTAAAAAATAATGCGAATCGTAGCCACAATGCTCGCGGGAAATACTGAGGCTATCGCTGCAGATGCTGCCACCTCTGTCATTGATTTTGTTGACGAACTATGCCTTATCAACACTGGCATTACGGATAACACAATAGGCGTGGTGCGTGACGCAGTTGGCGACAAACTACATGTGGAAAGTTATGCATGGACTAACGATTTTGGTGCGGCACGCAACGCTGCACTCGAATGCGCTTTAAAGCGCGGAGCTGACTGGTCGCTTTTTGTAGATACAGATGAGCGTTTTGCATTTCCAGGCTATAAAACACGCAGTGAACTAAACCAAGCGCTTGATGGAGCAAATATCTGGCTTGTGCAGCAACAGAACGGCACGTACGCTCAGGATCGATTTATCAGAATCCCAACTAATGCGTTCTGGCACGGAAGAGTACACGAGGGGCTTTGTAGTACTGAGAAGCGTTCAATACTTCCCGGTTGTTCGTTCTACGAGCTACCGAAAAACCCAGAATCGCTTAAGTCTAAGTTTGAACGCGATTTAGTTGTTTTGCTGGAAGAGGTGGCTGTACACAAGGACAAGCCTAGATGGCACTACTATCTCGGTCAGACACTGGAATGCCTTGGCGAGACAAGAAAGGCTATAGATGCTTACGATAACTGCATAATGCTCGATGGGTGGGCTGATGAATCAGCGTGGGCTTGCTATACCGCAGCCCGATGCTGCTCAACACTTGGCGAGTATAAGCAGGCTGAGAAGTTCTGTGCCGCTGGGATGACAAGGAAGCCACGCATGCCAGAGCTTCCGTGGCTTGCAGGTTGGTGCTGCTACAAACGCGGAGCGTACGAAGATGCGATAGCGTGGAGCGAGGTTGCTGCTGCTCTTGGAGGAAGAACAGCTCGCCACGACTCTGGCATGTTTGTGTATCCACCAGCTTGGTGGGAGGCTCCGTACGATGTGATGCGATGGTCGTATAAAGCGATGGGGCATCGGGATGCAGAGCTAGCGGAAGAAAGATTTAAGGAGATGCTCGCCTTTCGAACTAACAAAACGATTAGCGGGAGTTTAGGTTATGCCAAGTAGGAGGTGCTGCTGCGGAGGGGGAATTTGTAATATTAGTGGTTGCATTGAGGCCGGGCAAGCCTACTGTGCTTCAGCCGAAGCAGCCGAATCCTACATCATCTATTTAGACATAGACTCTGCACTTCTGGGGGTTGGTGATACTTTGTGTTGTGATGACATGTGGCAAGCTAGACTCGAGACACCTCCCGCTGTACTTCTTTTTCCTGTGTCAACATACTCGTGTATCTACGAAGACGAGGTAGAAGATGCTTGCGGGAGACTGTATCTTGAAGTCATTAGTGCAACTTCAATTAAGGTCACACTGGAATTAGCTAGCGGTCAAACTATAGTTTGGAAAAACACCACAACTGCTGACCCGCTTTGCCCAACAGTAGTGAGATATTCGGCAGAGGACTCCGACCCGCCTGACGACTGTGCGTGGCGCTCTAGGCTATGTGTCTATCCGCGTGGCTCTTGCTGTCCTGACTTTGTTTACCCAAAAACTTTGTACGTCACTTTGGTTGATACTGGCAACTGCGATTGCGACGTGACTGCCGTCAATAACACGGTTTCGTTAATCGAATTTGCGCCTCGGCATGATTTAGTGCCAGTACCGCCGTTGCTTAACGGTATTGTGCTTGCTAACCCATTTAAGCTGAAGGCTCGCTATCGTGGCACGCTAATAGTCGGAGACTGTGGTCTATCAGGATTGATTGAATTATGGTGCTACGATGACTTTGATTTTGCGGATGGTATTGGAGATATGGTGTGGATGTTTAACTGGGAAGTCATGGGAGGCGCTCCTTGCTTAGAAGGAGTTGTCATTGGAGCAAACGCTCCAATGAACGCCCCAGACATAACATGCGATCCATTTATAATTACGTTTTCGGCTATTACTGACCTAGCTGGCTGCTGCCCTAACGGCGGCTCTAATTTAACGGTGATATTCAGTGAATAATTTACGTTGCGAAGACCTACCTGGACGATTACGAGACATCTGTCGCGGACACGACGAACAGGGCGTTCCTGTCTTAACTTTAGAAAAATGCAATAAATACAGGGACTTTTTTATTAACGGACAATTTAAAGCTGACCATAGCGGTGCGGCTGCTGTTTTTAAAGAAAGAGCCGTAGGAAAAAAAGTTGCTTCAGTCTCAAAGGCAGAGCAAGGCAGGGCTCTTTGGAAAGAACTGTTTTTAGCGGTTGAAACTGAATTTCAGTTGCAAAATTGGGAACAGAAGATTCCAAAATACGGCTGCTCGTGTTCCAGTTTTTACACCAAATGGAAATCAAACCATATTCCGTCGTTTCCGTTATCATTTGAATGGAAACATTCTCTCAAATCCGCAGTCAACCAGAAACTTGGGCACCCAGACCTCGCTTTAGAAGAAGCCCGTGCCTTTTGGAACTCACAATCAGGAACCTAATAAATGGCGATACGAATTGTTAGTGACGCGGCGGCTGTCGTCATTCCTCCAAATCAATCTAGCAGGAAATACGGTCAGCAACTCGTATTGCAGCAGCAGAAGTACGCGAACGACCAGCGGCAGTTGCAGCAGGAGAACATGTACGACCGCCAAAGGCTGTTTACGCAGAATGCCATGCAGTTGCAGCGTGAGCAGGAGCGAAGGAATCAGCTAGGTCAGCAAGCGTTAGCAGACTTGAATGCAAAGCAGGTTTTCGGTGCGCAGAAAGCTGACGCGGCTCAGGTCGCTCAAAAGCAAAAAGAGAGACAAGCAGCCGAGAAAGAGGCGCAGCAACGAGCGGCACAGTTAAAAGCTCAGGAGCGTGCAGATGATTTTGCTGGCATAAAGTCTGGGGCTTTCCGCGGCAAGACAGCCGCCGAGTTAGAGGCTACTTATGCACTTGAAACGCAAATTGACCTTCAGGCGGAACGTGGCGAACTGGATGAGGCGCAGAGGGCAGACGCGCACAGGCAAAACTATGCCGCACGCAGCAAACTTAGAGAGGCTCGCATTGCTATGCCATCGATGGCGGATAGGGGCAATGAGAATCTGCAGTATTACGTTCCGAGCAAAAGAGGCTTTGTCAATCGCGAAGAGGTGGATACTTTAAATCCAGATGTTGAAGTTCAGGTTTATCAGGACGGTAAACTAATGCCTACTCCTGCTTCTCAGCAGCCGCAACTCCCATTGTCGTATGAGGAATACATTGATTTTGAGCCTGACAAGGCTGACAAATCGCTTGACGCAAAAATTGCTGAGTTGCGAGATAGGTCTTTAGGCGGAGGGAAACAGTACGACACTGATGAAGAACTAGAAAACGCCGCCTATGCCGAATTGAAGGGCAAGTATGAGCGTCAACGTAGTCGTGCTGCTAGCGCAAGGCAAAAGCCTGTGGCACCCGCAATTCCACCGCAAGGCGGTCAGCCTGCAATGCCACCAGTACAAGCTCCAGCACAGCAACCGGAGATGGGGATGCAAGACCTCGAGCCGACTTACAATGAAGACAAAACGACTGTAGCGTCAGGGCAACCTGTAATGCCACCTGCTGAAATAGGTCAGCCTGTTCAGGCAATGCCGCCTGCTGAAGCGAATCAGCCTGTAGCTCAAGGTCAGCCAGCAGCTGCGCCAATGCGAGCTTACCACCAAGATGGACGCATATTCGAGCAATCGCCAGATGGGAATTGGAAAGAAGTTAAAGATGTAGCGTCGCAGCCAATTCAGCAAGCTGATGGAAGTATGTGGCAGCAATCTCCAACTGATGGTGCTTGGAGGCAAGTACAGCCGACTCAGGTAGCGCAACCCGCGACTCAGCCTGTAATGCAGCCTGCTCGTCCACTACAGCCAGGCGAAGAGGAAGGCGGGTCTACGTTCGCTCCTAAAGCTCCAGTCGTAATGCAACAGCCTACAGAGACTCTTCCTGTAGACCAGACTGGTATGCAGCCTCCAGCACAGAACGTGTGGGCAGAAGTCGCAATGCCAGAACAGCAAAAGCCTGAAGAAGAAATGGCAGACGTCGCAGCTTCTGCAAAACAGCCTGTTGTACCGGCGGCGCCAGACTTCAAAAAACTTGCAGGCAGGATGACAGACTCCACGGATCGAGTTGTGCTAGGCAAGTTGCAAAGCATGTACGACAACCAGACTCCCGATATTCAAAGTGCAATAGGCGTTGTCGTTGACCCTGAAGCAGATCCAAAGATGACTGCACAGGCGTATTTGTATTTGAAAAGCAAAGGTATTGATATTTCGCAATTGGCTAAGACCAAGAAACGTCAGCTTCCTGGGATGTCAGGAATAAAATAGTCACCAGCAGAAGGGAAAGATGGACAATCATGGGAACATTGACGCAAAGAATAGAGCAAGCAGAAAAGGATGCTGCGAAGTCTGGCGATGAAATTGAAGGCTTGGGGCGAGTTGATGAACGCGAAAAGGCGATTATTGACCGCCACAAAAGCGAATTGCCTGGAGGAAGTCTAATGCAAAAGATTTCCACTGGATTGGCAGACATGGAGATAGAAGACCGCCGACAGAAACGTGCTTACGCAGAAAAGCCACCAACGGCACTTGCACAAATGACGGTTGACCCAGCGAGAGAGATGCTTGCAAACCTTGGCGACAGAGCAAGAGTTCTTGATGTTTATCGCAAGTTGTCTCCAGAGCAACGACAGGAAGCGTTAAAACTAGCCCCAGGTATTGCACAGATGGGCGGCGATGATCGAGGTGGCTTTACTGGTCGCGTAGGAAGTGCAGTCGCTCGCGGAATAGCTGGTGTGTCTCAGCCGATTATGGAGTTGCTGGGTGGTGGAGGTAGTTCCGAAGAAATTGAGTTCATTCGCAAACTGGAAGGGGCTGCAGCTCAAGAGTTCAATCCAGCTCTCCCAAGTGATCCGTGGTATGAACGCGGTCCATTGCAAGCAGTCGAGATGCTTCCGTGGATGGCGACAACGGTAGGCGGTGCTGGGCTCGGGCGTGCTGCTGCTACTGGAATTGCTGGACGATTAGCTACTAGCGCTGCTGCTGGCAGCAAAGCGGCTGGCGTCGTCCAGAAGGCTGGACAGGTAGTTGGAAGTCTTCCGACCAAAGTACCAGTAGTTGGGAAATATATACCTGCATTGACTGCTGGCAAAGCTGGCGAGTTGGCTGGAATCACAACAGCGGCATTTCCATCGCAATACGCACAAGAAGTCGACCAGCTTAAAGCGTTGGGCATGGCTGATGATACAAGACTGCGACTCTTGGCTGGAGGAACAGCGGCGGTTACTGGTCTTATTGAGGGGATTGTTCCAAATCCGTTTGGTGGCGGAAAAGTGTCGTTGACCGAGGGTGCTACTAAAGCTGCAAGACAGTATCTTTGGAACGCTGCTAAGAATGCTCCTGCAGAATTAACGGAAGAGTACCTACAAGGCGTTACGAGCGGTCTTGGCGAGCATGTCGCACAACATATTGGAAATGCAGCGGTTGATAAAGACGGAAATATTACCCCAATACAGAAGAAGTCTATTGCAGATTCTTTCAGTAAAGGCTGGAAGCAAGCGCAAGAAGCAGCGTTACCTATGGCGTTTCTGCTTGGCGTCCCAGCTGTTGGTGGAGCTAGTCTAACGGCAGCGCGAGCACAACGATTGCAACAAACTCTATCTAAGGGTTTTGTTTCAGAAGATGACGCTAAGCAGCTGGGTATATACGGCAACAGCCGCAAAGAACGAGAGGCTAGCGCGAAGGCGGAACTCGAGAAACTGCAAGCTCAAGTCGCTCAGGAGTCAACTGCAACAAACGAAACTGCCGCAAGTGCAGAGTTGCCAGTCACTCTTGGAGCAAAGGAATTTACTTCTCCTTCGCTGCCAGAGCAGTCAGTACCCACTGATGAAGAGCAAGTTAAGTCGCAGTATGCTGAAGAAATCGCACGTCGACGAGCTGCAAAAACTCAACCACAACCAACTGGTGACACCGCACCACCACCCGAACAAACGCCGCCTGAAGACGTGGCACCTTTTATTTCAGAGGAGCAAATCCGTGACAGCGTGTCACCAGTGCCACCCACACAGACTGAAGTTCGTGACAGCGTGTCACAAAATGAACAAGTACCTGCTGTAGATGCTATTGGCGAGCGAATGAAGATAATGAATACGCCTGTTGTGCGTTCTAGTATCTTTACTGACAAAGATAACATTCGATATGAGATGTTTGAATCTGATGACGGCAAAAGTGGTATTGTTCGGTCGACAGACGTCGACTCTGGTAATGTCGTTTCTATTAAAAAGTACCCGAGCATCAACACTGCCAAGAATGCGTTTGATAAGGTTCAGGGAAGTCGAGAACAATCGCAACCCACTGCACAGCCTGCTGCGCCCGAAGCGACCGTCACTACTTCGGTGCCACCAAGTAAAGCGATAGAGCCGTTCTTAACGCCTGAATGGCGAGCTAATCGCAAGAAGGAAATTACAGAAAGACCAGGCGCACCTGTTCCTAACGGAGAAAAGCAAAGAGCACTCATCGAGAAGGCAGTAGAAGAGCAGATTAATAAAGAAATCGAGATGCTGACGAAGTATCCTCCTGGAACGAAGCTAATGGTTGGCGGCTACGAGCAAGTTCAGACGGTAATGCCTGATGGAAAGTTGTTGGACGCAAGTGGTCGGACTTACGCTGGTAATGCTGGTACTGTTCTTAAAGACTACGAGCCTGAGCAGATCAGAGTCATATCGAGTCTAGAGCCGAAAGTGAAGCAATCTGCTTCTATGGTGCCAGAAGGCATATTAGAAGTAAGCGACGAATCGTCGGCTGCAGAAATTGATCGCAGGATGAAAGAGAAATCTCGTGACACGGTGCCTCGAGGCGACTTAAAGCGTGCATTGAACAGATGGAAAGGCGATCCGTCTTCGATGCAATTACTGATCAGTGACATCCAAAGCGGTCAGTCTCCATCGAGCCAGAACGGCGTAGACGCCGCATCGATCCTGAACGAGGTCAGCTCTGCGCCAATGAATCCTGTCACGCTTTACCGTGGCGATTCTAGTAGTAGAGGTGGAGTACTTGAACTCACTTCAGATAGAAACGTCGCTGAAGGTTTTGCAAAACATTACGGAGGGCAAGTTACGGAGTTTCCTGCTGGGACAATTCAAGCGTTAAATATAGAGGAAGCTACTGGACGTTCTGATGTGGAAAAGGGGTGGATCGGGCTGCTGCCAGATCCGAATGCGAAAAATAAAGGATCCGTGTCTCCTGGCGTGGTGTCAGGGGAGTCTCAACGTGACCAGGAGAAACAAGATGCTCCAAAGACCAAGAAGGGAGGTGATCCTAATGAAGTCGAAGCCAAAGATGGGCGGCAAAAGCAAGCCAATGCCGATGCCGAAACCAAAGCCGAAGCCGAAGGGCAAGTAGGCTCTAAAAAAGGTCGGGCGGCGGAGGAAACTCCGTCGTCTGATTCTTCTGTTGGTAAGCCAAGACCGCCAAAGGGCTACAAGCCTTTGAAGGAGTTCACGCCTGTCGTTACGCAAACTCAATCACCAAATTTGGAGTTGCGAGACAATAGGGACGGCATAAAGGAGCTAGGTCTTAAAGCTGGCGAAGCGGTAGGTTATCGCGTCTATCCCAAGCGAGGGTCTGTCAAAGGTGGCTACTGGCAGTACGGGACCGTTCAGTATGATCCGACCGGTAGCCATGCGTCTATTAAGCTTGAGGACGGGACTGTTGAGTCTGTTGGTGGCTCGCGTCTTATTCGCCTTGAGAAAGAAGAAGCTTCTTCGCCTGAGTCTTCTAAGTCGTCAGAAAAGGAAAAGGCTGATCGCGATGAAAAGCTTCGAGAGCGATTAAAGACTCTCGATTACGATAACCTGCGAAAGCTCAACAAGGATGCAATCATCCAGGTTGGTGATGAAGTCATCGGTGATGTTGGTGGTCTTGCTCTTGACGAATTGAATCGCCGTATGGATGAAGATGCGCTCGAGGCGATGATTGAGGCGGAGTTCGATAAGCAGACAGAGCCAGTTCAGCCGAAGAAGAAGCGACCTGTTCGTAGGGAAAAAAGCGAATCCGTTCCTTTGCCGAAAAAGGCTACAGGGAAAAAGGAAACTCGCATTGAGCAAGCGGCAGACAAAGCGCGTAAAGAGGCTGACGACCTTTGGGCTCAATGGGGAAGCGTTGGCGGTGACAAGCTGACAGCAGGTTTGGACCCCGAGTTAGCGGCTTTGGCAGTACGAATCGCACTTGCTGAAATAAAGGCTGGAACATTGTCGTTTGCGTCGTTTGTTGAGAGGACGACAGCGAAAATTCCTGCGGCAATGCTTGAAAAGAGCAAGCCGTACATGGAGATGGCTTGGAAGGTTGCGCACAAGCGGGGTATGACGAGCGACCCTGGAGGGAAGTTTGACGCTTACTTGAAAAAGTACGGAACGGCAGAAAATCCAAATCGAGTCGCTTTGGGTAAGTATTTTGCATCAAGACTGCGAGACGGAGCTTCTTATGCTCGAATTACAGATGCGAGAAAGGAAGCCGCAGAGCTAATCGGTGGTTCGCCAAAAGATGGAACACAAGCAATCAAGACGATTGACGAAGCAATAGAGCTTGGTGTCGTAATAGTAGCTAGAGACATCGCGCAGAACGGAGAGACTGACTCTGCCATCTACGATGAGCTTGTTGACTTGTACGAAAGGCAACCAAATTTAGGAACGAGAACAAGCACCTCGATGCTTAATCAGGCTTACAGTACGCCAGCTCCGTTGGCGTTCCTGGTTAATCGACAGGCTGGAATTACGCAAGAGGATACTGTTTACGACTCGTCGGCTGGCAATGGAATGTTGCTAATTGTTGGAGGTAAGCGAATTGCCAACGAGCTGAACCCCGACAGAGTTGAAGCATTAGAGTCTCAAGGAATCGAGACAACGAGCAATGACGCGACCGAGTTTGAGTTGGACAAACCCATTACTGCGCTGGCAATCAATCCTCCATTTGGTGAGGTGAAGCAAGAGGATGGAAGCATCAAGCAATGGACAGTTGATGGTGTTAAGACAGACAAAGTGGATCATGCAATCACAATCAAGTCGTTGTCGGAAATTCCTGATAGTGGCAAGGTTGCAATCATCATTGGCGCGAAAGGATTCGAGCAAAGAAAATCCAAAGACGATTCAAGGCGAGGAAAAGCGTACTTGAACGGAAAGGCTTTCTATGACTTTGTGTACGACAAATATAACGTCACGGACCATTACACAGTTGATGGCGACTTGTATTCTCGTCAGGGGGCTTCGTTCCCTGTCGATGTGATAATCATTGAAGGACGAGGCAAGTCGTCTCGTCCAAAGCCGTACAACATCATTGGCGGCGGAATACCACAAGTGTTTAGTTCTTGGGAGGACTTAAAAAATGTCAAGTTACTGGGGAATATCCGACCAGCTGAAAGTGGAACTGGACGAGGGGCAGTTGACACTCGACAAGAAGGATTATCTGAAAAAACTACAGGAGACGCTCGACAGGGACCAGAAGGAGTTCGAGCGGGAGCCAGGGGAGTTAATCAACAGGATGGACGAGACGTTCAGGGACCAGGGCAATCTGAAGACCTGGGGGGACGTAATAAAGATGCCAATGTTTCTGGACAAGCTGAATCGACTGTGGGGAGCGACCAGCAGTCGTCCAATGAAACCAGAGGAGATAAGCAACAATCGAGAGCCAGTAATGGCGGAAACGATAGTCGGGTTTCTGGAGGAGCCAAGAAGCGTGATGCTGGAATCGACAAACTAGATTCGGAAGAGTCAGAGGTCAAAGGCGACCAGTATCAGTCTGCTTACACGCCAAGCTCTAAGTCAAAGAGTGTTGATGCGCTTATTCCGAACAACCATCAGACAGCTGTTCAGGCGGCATTGGATTCCGTTGAGGAGCAGTACGGAGATATAGATGAGTTTGTAGCAAAAGAGCTTGGAGTAAACCAGAAACATCTTCAGAAAGTATTCTCAGCAGAGCAGGTTGATGCTCTGGCGTTGGCTATAGCAAGACACAAGGATGGGCGTGCGTTTATTCTTGGCGACCAGACAGGCGTTGGGAAAGGTCGCGTGGCAGCTGGTATGCTCATTTATGCTAAGAAGCAAGGATTAGCTCCAGTATTCTTCACTGAGAAACCAACTCTATACGCAGACATAATTCGGGATTTGATTGATACTGGATTCAGCACTGACAGTTCTCCATTCAACCCGTTGATTACGAACGTCACAGCAAAAAAGTCAGACCAGATAGAACTGCCTGACGGAAGGGTTCTTAGGCAAACTGCTGGAGCAGACGAAAGAAATATCACTGAAGCGGTTGGTAATTTCCTTGCTGGTAAAGGCTTGGTGGCAACATCGAAGAAAGCTACCAAAAAGAAAGCCGCACAGATGGAAAGCTACGATGCAATCTTCACGACGTACAACCAGATGGTGACGGTCAATGGAGAGCTCAAGCCACGGCATACGTTTTTGCAACAGTTGTCGCCTCGAGCGTTTTTTGTCCTAGATGAAAGCCATAACGCTGGCGGTTCCGCGCAGGATAGCGACCGAGAAAGAGCGGCAAGACCTGACGACATTAAGATACCAGTGTCTGAGATGGTTCGGAATCTGATTGAGAATGCTTCTGGTGTTTACTTCTCAAGCGGTACTTATGCCAAACGTCCTAGTGTCATGGACTTGTACGCAAAGACAGGCATGACGGCAGCGACTGGACAAGACGGTGACTCGTTGGCTTCTTCTATCGCAGCTGGTGGAGTGCCGTTGCAGCAAATTGTTTCGCAACAGCTTGTTGAGTCGGGAGCGTATCTCAGACGAGAGCGTTCGTTTGATGGAGTTGAGTTCAAGCCAGAAGTGTATGACGTCTCTACTGAGGGGGCGGAACAGTCTGCGGCTATCTTCAGAGCAATCAATGCGTTCGACAAAATCAAGGGCAAGCTTGTTGAAGAAGAACTGGAGGACGGAGTTACAAGTGCAGGGGGTTCTATAAAGCCAGACTGGGCGACTGGCGAGGCTGGCATGACCAGCACTAACTTTTCTTCGATATTGTGGAATCTAACGGACCAGATGTTGCTGGCAGTTAAGTCAGACGTCATTGCCGACGAAGCAATAGCCTCGATAAAAAGGGGCGAATCGCCAGTAATCTATGTTGATGCGACTATGGAGGCGGCATTAAACGCTTATATCGAATCGTCTGGTCTTCAGGTTGGCGAGAAATCAGAGTTTTCGTTTCGTGATCTTTTGCAGAGATACTTGGACAGAAGCAGGGAGGTTTTGGTTCAAAGAGATGTTGCAGATAAGGATTCATACGAGCAGGTCCGGCTTACGGATGAGCAGTTGGGTAAAATCGGTCTAGCGGCGTTTAATAGGGCACAAGAACTGATTGACAACTTCAGTGCAGACTTGCCTGCCTCGCCTATTGATTGGATTCGAAAGCGTATTGAAGACGCTGGATATTCGTTTGGTGAATACACTGGGCGACAGGTGGTGATGCGTTACGAAACGTCTGATACTGCTACAGTAGAAAAACGACCAGAGGACGAAGTAGGAGCAGCAAACAGAATCAATCTTATTCGCAAGTTCAATAACGGCGACTTGGATGTTTTGCTATTTAATCGGTCTGGGTCAACTGGAGTCTCGATGCACGCAAGCGAGAAGGTGAAAAACCAGAAGCCTCGCCACATGATTATTGGGCAACCGTCAAGCAATATCGACACATTTATGCAATCGCTAGGCAGAGTCCATAGAACAGGACAGGTAACTTTGCCGAAGTTCACATTGGCAATGACTTCTCTTCCGTCTGAGATTCGCCCCTCGAGCGTTTTGGTGAAAAAGCTTGCTAGCTTGAATGCCAATGTTACTGCATCAGACAAAGGAAGTGTTTCATTCGATGTGCCAGACGTAATGAACGTCATTGGAGACAGAATCGTCGCTGAGTATTTGGCTGAGAATGACGAGCTAAACAGAGCGTTAAACGAAGGTGAAGAGGAAGGTCTTGTTACTGTAGGAAGGACTGGACAACCAAAAGTTGTTCCTGGGATCGCAAGGAAAGCAAGCGGTCGGCTGGCAATCATGCCAATCAAGACACAGCAAGAGTTCTGGGATAGCGTCACGGAGACATTTGCTGACACTATCGCTGAATTAGATCGCATGGGAGCGAATCCGCTTTCAGCTCGAGTAGCCGACTTGGACGCGAAGACAGTAGAGTCGTTTCCTGTGTTCGAGGGAGATCCAGATTCGGCGAACGTGTTCGATAGACCAGCGTATATCGAGAAAGTAATTGCCAAGCGTCCAGGTAAGCCGATGACTCCTGAGGAGATCATGCAGAAAGTCAATTCTTTTTACAAGATAGATTCGTCGGATATGAAAGCTTTAGAAGCAGCGATGAATACATGGGAGATGAATCGAAGGGAAGAAGCTATCGCGATACACGCTAAGCGTATTGAAGAAATACGAAACGAAGGATTGGCAAAAGGAACAGATCCAGAGCGAATTAAAAACAGTATTGATAGAGAGAACCAGCAGAAGCAAAATTTCCTGTATTTGATGCGAGCGTTCATGCCTGGAAGTTCTGTATCGGTTTGGGAAAGTGGACCTTCTGATGGTTTGGATGTTATTCCAGGGGTAGTTTTGTCTATCGAGAGAAAAGGTAAAGAAGGCAACCCCTTGTCTCTTTCGAAATGGCGAGCTGAAATAGCGATTGGTTCTCCAGATCGCATTATTAGGATGTCGCTTTCCCAGCTTAGAGTCGCATCGGATCAAAACGACAAGTCAGGTCGAAACAGCGATTTAGAGGAAGACACTGAAGATAACGTAAAGATTTTTCCGAACCGAGAAATTGTCAGCAAAAGTGTATTAGATGATTTCGTTGAGTCTGAAGTATCGACTATGGAAACGCGGTATATCGGGACTGGAAACATCCTGGCTGCGTTTAATTTGTTCCGAGAGCAAAAGGGAAGGGTAACGTTCTTTCGCGACTCGGATGGAAATCTTCAAAGAGGCGTCTTGCTTCCGCGACGATTCAAAATCGATAAATGGATTAAGGACCAGCCTGTTGGATTTGATAAAGCAGAACAAATACAGCAATTCCTAGCATCGGGCAATAACTTACAAACACCAGACAGGGCGCTAAGCGTTATGTCTGTTCGTGGTGAGCTTGTTTTGAGAGCGCCGAAGTCGAAAGCCAGAGGTGGAAAGTACACGCTAAATCAGGTAATCCTGAAAGCGTCGTCGCCACAAGAGTTTGTTTCCATTGGCTCCAGGATGGAGATGGTGGTTGACAACCCTGCAAAGCAAAATACTGTCATCGAGGCAATACTTTCCATTTCTGGATTGCAGGCTACGACGGAAAAGGAACTTGCTAGAAGAATCAAGAGCGAAGGCGTACCGAAAGACAGCAGCGGCTTGAGTGCAAAAATCAATGAGTTGCCAGATACGGAAACGTTGATGCAAACCGAGCCTGATGACGTCAATGCTTCCATCCGAACGCAAGCCTTGGACATTGCTTTGGCGGCTGAGGATGCGGGAATCAAGACGTTTGATAGGTTGGTTGCGTATTCGGTCAAGACAGTCGGCGAACGTCGCACACGCGAAATTGGAGCGTATCTAAGGCTTGCTGCTGATGTGGCTGGTTTTGCTGGCGTTCGTCAGGTCGGCGATGTTCTTGGAACGGCAAACGTCACCAGGGAGCAAGCTGTCTCGTTTGCCAAGGCGGCGTTCCCGATGTTGTCGGACGAGCAGACTGAGGCTGGAGTAGCGATATTGGAGCAGCTTGGTTTGCTGAACAAGGTTGGTTTGGCACCTGCAGGAACTCCGATTCCAAGTTTGCCTCAAGCTGATGATTCTATTGTTCGCGGTGGAGAGCAGATTAAGTCAGACAGGGTAAAAGGCTGGACGCAGTTCATTTCTGCCACCAGGGCTATCATTGGGGCGACCAATAAAGCGGACGTATCGACGTTCATTCACGAGTTCTTCCATCCGACTCGCAAATTCCTTCTGGATCGCAGCATTCCGCAAGACCAGAGATATGGCATTACCGACGAAGATATCAAAGCGTTGGAGGAATATTCTGGAGTTGAAGATGGCAAGTGGACTCGAGAAGCAGAAGAGAAAGCAGCGAAGGCTTGGGAGCAATACTGGTTCGAAGGTCGTTCTCCATCAAAATCACTCAAAGGTATTTTTGAGAAGATGGCTCGTTGGATGCGAGATGTGTACAGCGGCATTCAGCAAATCACTGGTGGTCAGTTGCCGCAAGAAGTACGTGCACTGTTTGACAAGTTAGTGCAGCGAGGCGGAGACGGGCAATTTACTGACACGGTGTCAGTAAATGAGGACCCAGACACAACAAGCATTAAGAACGCCGCAGTAAACGAACTTCGCGCTAATCGTGGAGAGCCTGCTTTGGCTGACGTGGCGTCTCAAACGCAACAGCAGTGGCTTGATGCTGCAGATTCAATGCTGCAAGACGACCCAATGATTGGCGATAGGTTAGTAAAAGAGCTTAACGCGAATGCTCGCAACTTGAGCAACATTGAAGTTGCTGTAATGCAGATTCATTATCGGCAGTTAAATAATCAACTAGAGAGAGCTTCAGACCGATTGTTTAAGGCGAAGGACGATAAGGATTCAGTTGCTTCAGCGCAGGCGATGATGGATACGGACATCATCATGAATGCTCTTGCGGAGATGGAAGAAGCTACCAAGAAAGCTGGTAGAGAGTGGGGACGTGCGGGTGTCGCTCGACAAATCGCTTTGGAAAAAGACTTTTCTTTGGCTGCATTGATGCGAAAGGCTCGTATTGCCAATGCGGGAAATGCTTTAGACGAGAAGCAGCAAGAAGAAATGCGAGCACTCGCCAAGAGGGTAGCTGAACTTGAAGGGCAGTTGGCTAAAGCGAACCAAGAAAAGCTTGATGCTGAGCGAGAGAAGAATGTCGATGCGCAGATTGAGGACAGCAAGAGCAAGGCTGTGCCGATTCCAAAAGCCGTCCGCAGCAAAGCGGTAGACAAGCTGACTGCGTTCAGGAACAAGTTCGCATCTGTTTTCGCTTTAAGTAGCAAGGGCGATACGGAATCGTTGTTTGCAACGCAAGACGAGCAGATGGCTGACGAAGCCAAGACGGTCATTCAGGCGTATGTAGACATGGGTATCTTCTCGCTGGGTGAGTTTCTTGCGAACATTCGAAAGGATTTGGGTTCCGACATTCCTGTTTCTGCCAGGGCGGCGTTTGCGACTGCGTGGAAGGAAATGCATGACAACGGAGATATCCCAACTCCAATGGTTGATGTGAACAATGTTCGAGCTCTGTCTAGGCTTGCAAAGCAAATTGAGCGTTCGTTAGTGGAAGCTGGAATTACGAAACGTGACGATGTTGTCCAGGGAGTGCACGAGTCGCTGCAAGAGTTCATTCCTGAAATTACAGTTCGCGAAACGATGGATGCGATGAGCGGGTACGGTCAGTATTCGCAGTTGTCTGACAACGAAACCGACAAGATTCTTCGAGATATAAACGGGCAGTTGCAGCAGTTGGCTAAACTGGACGATATGCGCAACAAGATTGCTCCAGCAAAGACTGGTGTCGAAAGGCGAGAGCCAAGCGATGAAGAGCGACGTCTGATTGCTCAGGTTAATGAAATGAAACGACGTGGCGGGTTTGTTGTTACGGATCCAGAGTCGCAACTAAAAACAGCGATTGCTGCAACCAAAACTGCGTTACGAAACAGAATCAAGGATGTGCAGTTTGAAATAGACCGAAGGGAAAAGATTGTTCGTACTCGCACCGATACGAAGGCGGACCCAGAAGTTATAGAGCTTCGCAAGCAGCTAGATGAGCTTATGAAGCAGCATAAGGAGTTATTCCCAAAGCCTGAAGCTACGATGGACCAGCGAATTGCTGCGACCAGTCGAGTTCTGGACAGGGTGATTGCTGACTTGGAAAAACAATTGCAAACGGGTGAGTTCGCTGGACCGAGGTCAGCAGAGCCAATATCGACGCCAGAGCTGGATGCTAAGAGAGCTCGCATTGATGCGTTACGGGACCAGCGAGATTTGCTGCGTGGAGTTAAGAATCGCACTCCAGAGCAAATCGACAAAGCGTACAAGGCGAGCTTGATGAAGAAGATTGCTGACTACAAAGACATGGCTTTGCATAGCTACTTCGACCCAAAGCCAAAGAAAGAAGTCAGGGTTCTTACTCAAGAGCAATTAGCACTGAAGCTTGAGCTGCAGAAAGTGAAGGACGAGTTTTTCCGCCTGGCAGGTTTGTATCGACTGCAGAACATGAGCCCTAAGGAAAGAGCTTGGGATTACATCAAGGAAACAGTTCATTTGTCTCGAGCGCTGATGACGTCCTTGGACTTCTCGGCGGTGTTTCGTCAAGGTGGAGCTGTTGCGTTTGCTCACCCGCGAATGGCGGCTGAGACGAGCAAGGAGATGTACAGCGCGATGCGACGGGAAGCATCGGCATTTGATACAGCGGAAAAAATCCGCAATGACGACATGTACCAGTTTGCCATAACGGCTGGTCTGTCTATCACCGAAGAGGAAGGAAAAATTACCAAGCAAGAAGAGGCGTTTATGGGGCGCTGGGCGAGAACAGGCATTGGAGCGCCAGGCTCGAGTCTGAATGTGTTCAGTCAGAAGTTACTGACTCCAATCGCATCTTCTGCGCGAGGCTACATGACATTCCTTAACGGGATCCGCTTCAAGCTGTTCAAGCACATGGTTGCCAATCTAGGCAAAGGCGGTCAAGTGACTGCCGACGAAGCCAAGGTAATCGCCATGTACATCAACGCGGCTACAGGTCGGTCGGAGCTTGGTCCGATGATGAAGTGGGCAGAGCAAGCCAACATGCTGTTCTTTGCACCTCGATTCGTCGCATCGCGATTCCAGTACCTTGGAATGCCGTTGTGGTTGCTGGGAAGCACAAAGGTGTCTGGGCGAGTCAAGAAGGCGATTGCCATGGAGTACATTCGGCACGCGACTGGCGTCGGGTCGTTCCTTGCGTTGACGGTGGCTCTTGGAAGCCTGCTTGGGGACGATGATGAAGAAAAGCCAACGGTTAGCCTGGACCCTCGTTCAAGCGACTTCTTAAAGATTAAGCTTGGCGAGACTCGAATCGACCCGATGTCTGGCTTGTCGCAGGTTATGGTTTTGATGGGGCGTATTAGATACGGACAGCGAGTAGACCCAGATGGGGAGGTTGTGGATTTGCGAGGCGAAAAAGCTCCATACGGAGGACTTGGAGTGGCTGGTGTCATTGGGAACTTTATCCGAACAAAGCTTGCTCCAATCCCTGGTGCAGCATTGGATATAGCAACTTTGGAGAATGTTGTCGGTCAGGATGTGACTCCTTACTCGTCACTTGTGAACTTGTTTATTCCGTTGTCTCTCCGAGAAATCAGGGATACGGCTGAATCGCGAGGAATCCCGCAAGGCGCAGTAATCTCGCTGCTTTCATTGCATGGCATGGGAGCCAGCACGTACGGTCCAGAGTCGAATTACAGGAAGGGCACGATTGAGCAGCGCAAGAAGCAGTTCGATAAAGACCTGAAGAAGATGACGTTCGATTCAAAAGAGCCTGCTTACAAAGGGCTTCTGAGCAAAGAGCAGATGACTGAAGTTGCGGAACGTCGCGAAGACCGCAAGCAAGGGTTAGTGTACGCCGCGTCAGCGAACCCGATTCGAAAAACGTACAAAAACGAGGAGACGTATAGTCAAGCGGTAAAAGAAAGGGACGCTGCCTTGGAAAGCCTTAGAAAGTCAGGCTTTACGCTGGATGATTCTCGCAAACTGCTAATTAAACACTGGGAATCGTCCTACGGATCCGCGAGAGAGATGCGAGGCGGGGTTCGTGTTTACAAAGAAGCATTAAGTGACCGATTGAAACAGCTGAGAAAAGTGTATTCGCAATAGGTTTATAGCAAAGTTAGCCAGGTTATCGAAAACCGATAAGCTAAAAAAATTTCCAAAATATTCCCAGGGTGCAATTGCATCTTGGGGTGCGACTGCTAGGATGCTCCTGGTTGAGAGTGACCTTTAGCTTTGGAGATGACTATGAGTGACGAGGTGAAATTTAGGGCAAGTGCTGTCGGCAACTTGCTGGTCGGCGGGAACGCCATAACTGACAAACAGCTTGCGAAACTCGAAGAGCTGCAAGCCAGGAAAGACAATCCAGAAGCCAAGCCTTTGACTGCAAACATGCAGGCAGAACTTGACGAGCTGATTGCCAAGCGAGACGGAGATTTTGAGTTTGGTGCCACCGCGATGTCTTACATCCGCGATGTGTGGATGCGGAACACGTTTGGGTACGACGAGCCACTCGTTTCTAACGAGATCCTGAAGGGGCTGATGTGTGAGGATGAAGTCATTGGCATTATGACTCGTCAAATTAATGGTGGGTTTCGTGTCAAGAATGAAGACTCGTTTGAGGATTCGCACTTCACTGGCACACCTGACGTTATTCTCGACGATGCCGTTGAGGACGCTAAGGCATCTTGGACACTCAGGACATTTATCGAGACGCGACGTCCAGACCCAATGTACTACGCGCAGGGGCAAGTCTATATGGCGATGACTGGTCGTAAGATGTTTCGCCTGTGCCACGTCCTGGTGGACACCCCTAAGGCATTAGTTGATGAGGAGAAAAAGCGACTGTACTTCCGTTTCAACTGTGACGAGGAAAACCCCATTTACCAAGAGCTAATCAAGAAGGTGGATGCGATGCACATCATCGCACACAAGATTCCTGAGAAGGACAGGATTAAGGTATTTGAGTTTCCTATCAACCACACTTACCTCGATGAGCTTCGTTTGCGAGTCAAGCAGGCTCGTGTTGTCTACGCGGGCATGTCGCTTGGACTTGAGTTCTAGTTTTTACTTTTGTTTTGGAGATTGAGCATGAGTGAGAGTCTAAATTTGTACCAGCGTATCAACAAAGTCATGGAGAGCATGGGAGCCATCGGCAAAGGTGGTCGTGTTGATTACGGGGAAAAGTACGCTTTTCATCGCATCGATGACATCGACGACAAGTTGCGTGTCGCGTTGATTGAGCATGGTGTGGTTTGCACCGTAACGGAAATCACCGACAGGAAGCTGGAGTACTTTGTCGAAAAAGACAGGTACGGCAAGGACCGTGGTGCGTGGTACGCAGAGTGTGCAATCACCATTGAGTTGGTGAACGTAGACAGACCAGACGAACGAACCAAGATTGTTGGTTGGGGGCAAGGGCTCGACTACAGCGACAAGGCGACTGGTAAAGCGGTTAGCTACGCCTCGAAGTCAGCCTACTTATCAGCTTTCCACCTGCGAGGTCAGCCAGACAACGAGCATGACAATATTGTCAAGCCAGGCAAGGATGTCAACACCACCGCTGTTGTTACTCCTGCCGTGGAGTACGACGACCTAGACGAGGCTTCGCAAGGATGGGTGAATGCAATCAATCAGTCGGACGACGCTGAAAAGCTAGCTGAGCTTGGTATTGATTGGCGAAAAGAGGCAAAGAATGTGCAGAGCGCAACATTGCCTTACTATTGCGACATGTGGAAGAAGTTTCTGAATAAGGCTTCCACTAAGCAAGAACTGCACTCGCTAGGTCTTATCCTAGCGAAAGAAGCGAAGAGTGTTGGCGATGGAGTTCGCCCGTTCTATAAAGCCAAGGCAGCTACATTGAGTGAGTAATTTTGTGACCAATTTTGTGACAGCGTGTCACAGATTTTGACCTTTAAAGTTTTTAGGAGATTTGAAATGAGTGAAGTGGCTACAAGCGAAGTTGTTATTGAGAAGACCGAAGACCCGATGATGGAAGAGATTCGGTCGCAGTTGAGAATTAGTTCAGCTGTGCGTGAGTACCTGCGTGCAGTGGAGCAATTCGAGACTGCAAGCAAGGAGTTCCACGATAGCTGCAAGGCTGTTCGTGAGAGCATTAAACCAGACTCGAGGTTCGTCCTGCGTAGTGGCTACAAGCATTACTTGGTGACGAGTGATGGCGGAAACAATTTCAACGTAGAGTCGATTGAGATTATCTAGTCAGCATAACTTTTTTATAGAGAGCTATTATGTCAGAAGAAAAAAAGGCAGTCGTTCACGATAATGAACTGGCTGCAATTAAGGATAGTCGCAAGCGGGACATGTTGTTGTTCGCAGTAACGAAAGACGATTGCGATATGTGGATTGTTGCGGTGAGCGACCATCAAGCGAAGTTGGCGTTAATCGACCGCATTTACCCAATGGAGAAGTGCAGCAAGAAAGACAGGGACTCGCGGTACTTGGGTCTGCTTGAGACTGCTGCCGAGAAAGTCGCGACGGACAGTTGAGAGTTTGATAATGAAAATCGATAAGCAAGTCTGGGAAGCTATTCGTAAGTACCCAGACGCATATGACGAGGGGATGCAGGCTGCGATTGACGGTAAAGACGCAACAGCGTGCAAGTACCCGAATGATTTACCGCAAAGGTGGGCGTGGCGTGCAGGGTTTCTTGGCGTTTGTTAGTAAGGAATGAGAGCTATGGTGAAGAAAGAGTTTAACGGCAAGATTCGAGTCGACAGTCGCATTGAGGCGTTGATTCCTCCTCTCGAAAAAGAGCAATTAAGGACTCTCGAAGACTCCATCTTGGCGGAAGGAGGCTCGCATAGTCCTCTTTGGTTATGGGGCGATTTGCTTGTAGACGGTCACCATCGTTACAGGCTATGCAAGAAACACAAGCTGCCGTTCGAAGTGGTGCAAGTGTATGAAGATGCTGAAACGCTTGAAGAGGTTGAGTACCGCATTAAGCGTGACGCAATCGGACAGAGAAATCTTACTCTAGGTGCTCAGTCGAAGTTTCGCGCTGAGATGGTCGCGTATCACATCAAGAGCGGTTCGAAAAAGAGAGCTGCCGTCAAGACGGTTGCTGACGAATCAGAGGTGTCTATTCGCAAAGTGTACCGAGACGTTGAGCGAGCTGAACTGGTAGCAACGATTGACGATGAGGTAAAGCCTGTCACGGCAAACATGTCTACTCCAGCGGTCAAGAAACTCGCCAGCTTGCCTAAGCCTAAGCAGAAAGCAGCTGCGGAGCGTGCTGGTGGTGACGGCAAGAAGCTCGAGAAAGAGGTCAAGAAGGATACTCCTGCAGAAGCTGCTGCGAAGGTGAAGAGCATTGCGCACCAGCATCGAGACAAGTTGGTTCGCGCTATCGACGATTACCACCAGCACAAACCGAACGCTAAGGAACGCGACAGGCTGGTGAAAGTGACACAAAACGTCTCGTTGTGGTGAGGCGAAAATGATTGAACTACCTAAACTCAGACCATACCAGGAAGCATTAGTGCAAGAGGTTCGCGGAGCTCTCGTAAAGCATCGCAGTGTCATTGTGTGCATGCCTCCAGGTGCTGGTAAGACGAGAACGGCGAAGTACATCCTCGGCTTGTACCTTAATCGACCAAAGAGAGAGGGCGAGTCTGGCAAGGCTGCTTTTATGGTTCACCGGCGCGGTTTGGTGGAGAATGCAAGCGACTCATGCAACGAGCATCCACGCCTCCCGCATGGTGTCATCATGTCGGGTTGCGATACTGGACCAGGATATGATATCCAGGTGGCTTCGATTGACACGAAAAACAGTTGGTACGTTGATGGAGGCAACTACCGAAGCGATTTCACTTATGACTTCCTGGTATTCGACGAGATTCATGCTCACGTAGCTAAGTTCAGGACATTCCTGAAGGCACACAGCAAGAAGCGAGAAGAGCTAGGTTTGCGACCTGCATTTATCCTCGGGCTGTCTGCAACGCCGCAGCACAAAGAACTGAACAAAGTCTTTAATCACATTGTGACTGGACCGTCGCCGTCATGGCTCATTGAGAACGGGTTCTTGTCTCCATTTCGATACTTCCAAGCCACCCAGGGCAAGCTAGGGCTGCTTGTGAAGAAAGGAGATGATTACACCGAGGACAGTGTGGCGGAGGCGATGCAGGGGCTCGCTGGCGATTTGGTGAGAGATTGGAAAAAACTGGCAGAAGGACGGGCGACTGTTGGTTTTTTTCCGAGAAGGTCGCATGCGTACGAAGCGATGGAGCTGTTGCGGCAGAACGGAATTGATGCGCATTACGTGGACGGCGAGACGAATGATGAAGAACGTCAGTCGTTGTTCAAGAAGCTGAACTCTGGCGAAATTCAATACATTTGCAACGTAGGGGTTATCGAGCGAGGAACAGACATTCCTCGAGTGGGGTGCGTGCAGCTATGCACTGCTATTGGAAGTGTTGTTCGGTATCGGCAAATGGTTGGTCGAGGCTCGAGAGTGCACCCAGATGTTCCAGACTGCATCGTGTTGGACCATGCAAATAGCGTCAGGAAACATGGTTTTTTTGAGGATGACATTGCGTGGACGCTGGAGTGGGGCGAGCGACCAGCAAAGACGCATGAGCCCAGGGCAACGATTAGCTGCCCATCATGTGGAGCAATTTACAGAGGCGGTAAGTGTCGCGCGTGCGGATACGAGCCAACAGGAAAAGACAGAAAGTCGCAAGGTCTTGAGTTCGTTGGTGGCGAGCTGAAGGAAGTTACGAAGTCCAACAGAAAGGAACCGAAGAAGTACACCTGCGAACAGATGATGACAATTGCCTTGTTCAAGGCTGGACATATTGGCGGAACATGGGGTCAGGCGTGGTCTATAGCTAAGAGGATGGCAGAAAAGCAAGGCACGGCGTTTCGAGTTCCTGCAACGGTCGAAGTGGCAGGTCACAGATACAAAACGATTCCGTACGGTCATCCAGACTGCAAACGAAAGGTTCGAGATACCTACGGATTCACTGTCGGTAAGTATAACAAGGAACATAACCCATACAGGACAGGAAGCTAGCTAATGGAAATGCCGTTTAAGAAAGTTGACGAGTACGACTTGGCTTGGGTGCGAGACGCATTGAACGTCATGAGAGTCGAACTCGGGCAGTGGAAGACAACGACTGTTCAGTTAGCCGACAGGTTAGAGGCAGCGGAGAAGTCGCTCCACGAAGCACGAGTGCAACGACAGCAAGACGTAATCAAGATGGGTTCGTTGTCGGTTGAACGCGACCAGTTCAAGAAGATTTGCAGCGACCAGGAAGAACGAATATTGAAGCTGGAGGCATCAATGGACAAGGCGCGAGAATACATTCTCGGGCTAAAGAGGCATGAGGCAGTAACGTAACGTGTTTGTGATTTGACGAAACTGTTTTAGGAGAGAGTGAGATGATGATTCAAGACGTTAAGCGTATGGCGTACATGAAAACGAAAAATGTCATGGACCGTGACTATTACGGTACTCCGCCAGAATTTGTAGACATGGCTCGGTCTGTCATGGGAAACATAGAATTGGATCCTGCTAGCTGCCGAGAGGCTAACGAGCGATTCATTCACGCGAGTCGGTTTTACGACGAACAAACGGATGGACTGAAGCAGTCGTGGGCTACGTCAGCACTATGGCTGAATCCTCCGTACTCAGGGCGAGGGGCGTATGAGTTTGCGCGTAAGTTTGCGGATGAAGCGTTAAGCATCACGCAAGCTATAGTGCTAGTGAACTCTGCAACTGGAACAAGGGCATTCCGTTACCTGTTTGATAACTGTGATGCGATTTGCTTTTGCAGTCGCCGTATTCAGTTCGTCGATCCGTCAGGATTACGTTCGCAAAGCAACAACTCGAAAGAGCAGTTGTTCTTCTACCGTGGGCGACGCATAGCACGGTTCATGTCGGTCTTCTGCAACATTGGACGTATCGTAAGGACGAAATCATAATGCCAGGGGGAAAAACAGCTGGCGAGTCTGGTAAAGCTGGCGAAGACATTATAGGAATCCAGCTTGCAGCGCTTGGATTTTATATTTACCCAAAATGGGCGATATGGCGAAAAGCTAAAAAGAAAAGTCTTTTTGCTATGCCGAAAAAATATGCCGTACACCAAATGCGGTATGAAAGCATTTACCGTCCAAACACAAACTGCCAAATGGACTGGGGGTGTTTTATTGAGGATGTTTTGGTTTTGCATATAGAATCAAAAGTTCAAACAGGCCAAGGCAGTGCAGCTGCAAAGTCGGTCGCTTCCGTGTATGAGCTTGAGGATCAAATTACTCGCGGCAAGTGCCCAGAGGCTTATCTGATTATTCCACATGTAGATATCCTAAATACCTTGCCTAATTGCGATGCAGACTACTTCCGCTGGGCTGAGAGGCTGGTGCGAAAATCAACACTGCCTGTTGCTTGCGGAGACGTAGGTGCTTGCGGAGCGTATCTGGTCAAAAGGTTTCGGACGACCAAAAGGATTATTGAAGTATGAAGCTAATTCATGGAAGTTCTCTTACTGTTAGTGTTCCTCAATTTGACCACATTGTTACTTCGCCGCCGTACTACAAACTGCGAAAGTACGGTGGAAAAGGAGAGCTTGGTTGGGAACCCAGCGAGCAGGAGTACATCGATAACTTGGTTCAGGTGTTTACGCGATTATGGAAACAGCAACCAGAGGAAGGGACGTTGTGGATAAACATAGGCGATAAGCACGATAAAGGCAGGCTGATGGGTTTGCCTTGGAGGTTGGCTATAGCGTTGATGCCACTCTATACATTGCATTCCGACAATATTTGGCACAAGCGCAGAATCATGCCGCAATCAGCGAAGACGCGATTTACTTGCGACCATGAGTATGTGTTTTTGTTTAGCAAGTCGTCGAAAGGATACACTTTTAACCATGAAGCAGTCATGCAAAAATCCCTATGGGCGCATGACCGCAGAGCAGGAAAAGGAGCGCATCGATACAGGCAAAAGAGGGAGCGAGATGGTTTAGGTCATACGGCTCCAGTGGTAATTAACGAGAAGCGATTGTGTCGTACTGTCTGGAATGATATTTCGACTAGCCAGGAAGATAAAAACCATTCTGCGACCTTTCCTGTGGCTATACCAGAAAGGTGCATATTGGCTGGAAGTAATCCTGGCGACACAATCCTCGACCCCTTTTGCGGCACTTGCACTACTGGCGTGGCAGCGGAAAAGCATGGACGCAAGTTCGTAGGAATCGATACCAATAAGGAGTTTTTCCCAAAATGAGTTCCATCATCATCGGCATCGATCCATCGCCTCTCTTGCAAGCGTGCGTCTTGTTTGACGTAACAGAGAAGCGTGTCGTATCGGTAGGCACGTTCAAAGCGGACGATTTGCCTGATGCGTTATTCAAGCAAAAGGTTGCCATCGAATGGATTGAGTCGTACGGCATGGCAGTCGGGCAAGAAGTGTTTCGGACTGTGTTTCAAATTGGACGCATGCAGCAACAACTTGGAGTTGTTCGTCTGATTCCAAGGCGAGATGTAAAGCTAACGCTATGCGGTTTAGCTCGAGCGAAGGACACCAACATTCGCCAAGCGTTGATAGACGCGATTGGAGAGGTTGGCACGAAGAAGAATCCAGGACCGCTTTACGGCGTTTCTGGGCATTACTGGGCAGCGTTAGGCGTTGCTTACACGGCAAGTCGGTGTGAGCCGACGGAACATGAAGCGTTTTTTCACGTAGAGTAATTCTGTGACAGCGTGTCACAGAATGTAGGTTTACTTAAAGAGGAGTTTGACAGTGACAGGATTTGAACAAAGAGATAACAACGGAGTTCTTTTCAAAAACGATAAGAAGACGAGCGATAAACACCCAGACTACAAAGGCAATGCGATGGTCAACGGCGAGGAGTTCTGGCTCAGCGCGTGGATTAAGGACGGCAAGAACGGTAAGTTCATGAGCATCGCACTTCAGCCAAAGGAGGAATCCAGCGGGGAAAAAAGCAAACCCTCCAGGGGTAGTGCTGGAGTCGATGAATCGGAAATGCCATTCTGATGTGACCGTCCGTTGCCAGTGTGCAAGGGATAGGTCGCTGTGGGTTGACGAGCCAGACAGGAAGCGAGCCGATTGGATTCGAACAGTGTGTGGCGTGTGTGGCAGATGGTTAGGTTATCGTCCGAAGGGTAGAGATTATGAAGAAAATGAGCGATAAGGCACGGAAGCGATATCAGGAAGCAAAACCTGTTCGTGATGCGTTGCGTGCTGAAGTTGGGCGATGCGAGATAACTGGAGCCACTGGCGTTCCTCTTGATGTGCATGAAATATGCCGGGGAGTGAACAGAAGTAAAGCACTAGACAAGCGGTTTGCGCTGCTTGTTGTGTGCCGTCTAGCTCACGAAGAGTTGGGCTCTGCGAGCAAGTGGCCTGAAGCTCGGCAGTTGGCGTGGCTTGCTGAGCGAAGACTGTATGATTTTGATTTGAAGGCATATCTGGAACTAACGAGCCCCAGAGCGCCAAACAGGATAACTTTAGAGGAGGTAGTAGAGCACATGAGTGATGAGCTGTTCAAAGTGGAAGAGGTGGCTGTTCGTCTTCGCGTGAACAGACGGACGGCACAAAGCTGGATAGACTCTAAGGAACTGCCAGCAATTGACGTCAGACCAGACGGTGCGCAACGTGCCATGTGGAGAGTCAAGCCAGAGGACTTGTTGCGATTTGTCCAAGACCGTAAGTCCAAGGAGTCGCTGTAGTGATTGCGTATATTGAAACAAAGATAACTAGGATGTTTGATGAAATGCCGTCAGGTGGCAGGTTTAACGAGACAACAACAACCTACGATACTATTGATTGCTGCGATGCATTCGATGCTGAACAAGAGGTTCGGAGGCGAAAAAGCAATTTAGCCGACAAGTATACCGACAAGTTTGTTTGGTTTGATGTAAAGCGTATTTCTCTAGACGAGTTTGAGCTTGCTTGTGTGAAGGACGAAGCGTTTGAAAGAAAGTTTGCAATATGAATTCAAATCAAGGCTGCATTGGAGCTTTGTGTATGCTTGCTTTGCTGTTTTTCGCAATGACAGCATGGAGTTTGTGGCACATGGCAGGACTTTACGACCGCATTAACACATTAGAAGAGAAAGCTACCAGGATTGAAAATGGACAAAACAACTGAGACTGAAGAACTAGCAAAAAGACTGAAGGAACTGCGACTAATTGAAAGCATGCTGGTTGATGTCCACGATTGGTTCGAGAAACACGAACACGAAATGAGAAACGTAATCGATTACTATGACCTGAGCGATGCAATCAACGAAGTGCAGAACACGCTTTATGACATTGAGTACACCTTAGAGGAGGACGACGAAGATGAATAAATTTCCAGTCGGTCCCGAAACCGTCAAGAAAGCCGCAAAGACGGTCCCAGGTCAGTTGGCCGTATTGCTCAATGAAGTGCTGTACTCGGCGGACTACAAAAAGGTTTTGGAGCCTGGATTCTCCGACATGCCGCAGATTGAACGCCGTCGATGGGTGGCGGAAGATGAAGTTTTCAAAGGGGACAAGCCAATCCCGTCAGGCATGAAAGGAATGGCAAACAGAAATTGCTATTTCGAGACGCAAGAACTAATGATTGCGATCCGTGACTATTTAGAATTCATGAGTTTTAAGGAAGTGATACCGTGAGCATATTTGAAGTCGGTCAGAAGTGGTACACGCGAGGCGGGAAATTAGTAACTATCGTGTACATCAACGAAACAGCTTTAGTGCTTGAAGACGAGAATAAAGGGGTTCATGTTGTTGGAGCAAATGGGCAAATGTACGGTGGTTCTAATACAAACCACGCAGACGACTTGTTTGAACAGAATATTCCGCCGAGATACCGTCCGTTCGCCAATCGATACGACTTCGCTCCATACAGAGACAAGTGGGTAAAGAACAAGCACGACGGGACGTCGACGTGCAGAATTGGTGGGTACGATGACAGTTTTGTGTTTTTCCCTCCAATACAAGATGCGATGACCTACGAGAAATGCTTCGAGATTTTGGTGTTTGATGACGAAACGCCATTCGGAGTTAAAATCGCATGAACAATGACAGCCTCGGTTTAAGCTGGACCGTAGCGTTTACGGTGGCGATGGTTGCGATTGTGTTCGCACCGACGCAAGAAAAGCCAGAATGGGAATACAAGTATCGCGCCGAAGTGGTTCGAGTTGTAGACGGAGACACTGTAGACGCGACGGTCGACCTTGGGTTCAACCTAAAGCTGTCAGCTCGCTTTAGGCTGCTTGGAATCAATGCCCCTGAGAAGAATACCCGAGAGGGAAAGGAGTCGCTGGCAAGGCTTGCTGTGCTGCTTCCTGTGGGTTCCTCGGTTGTAGTTCAGACTACCAAGGACAAGAAAGAAAAGTTTGGGAGGTACTTGGGAACTTTCCTGTTAAATGGAAAGAGCGTCAATCAGCAGTTGGTTGACGAGGGTTTTGCTGTTTTGAAAGATTACTAGGAGAAAAGTTATGAGAGTTCTAGGCTTATTGTTTGTTTTGGTTTTGGGGTCGTCGGCAACGGCGCAGGACTTTACGGCGAGATACGACACGAGGGGTCCGAGATTCACTTACGGAACGTACAAAACCAGCAGCGGCGAGGTTGGTTCTGTGTCGTACAACCGTGTCGGTCGTTTTACTTATGGGTACTTCAGCGATGGGTCTCGCTCGACCACCACTCAAGTGGGACGTCGTATCTACACCGACATCTGGATTAACAGGTAACAGCCATGCGAGTAACAGATAACGCTAGCGTCGTTCGCGACCTAGCGCTGGAGGATTTCGACGGGTGCTGGATAGCTCAGGATGGTGGCTCGTTTAGCCTGCATCGCAATAGCGGGTCGTCAACATCTAGTCTGACGATTAGCAGTGAAGATGCGCTCTGGATTATCGATACACTCGGGCTCGACGCATCGTTATCGATATCGCGTCGTCGGGTTGTTCTTTGGAAGCAATAAACTCCGATTCTGTGACAGAGTGTCACAAAACTTTTTATTAACTTAGCGAGGTAGAGATGAGTAAGAAGTCTGGCGAATATTTGAATCAAAAGAACTGTAGGTTGTTGAAGATGGACGGCTACAGTGACGAAGAACTTAAGAATCTAGGATACGATGAGGATACCATCAGGCGGACTATCGTCGCGCTGAATGGACCTCGCATCAATAAAACCACCAAAAGATGCAAGGAGTGCGGCGCGAAGTGCTACTACCTAGACCGGGGTGGAGATTGTTACGAATGCGCATTGAAAACGAAGATTGCCAGGGAAGGAAAGATTCCGTCTACTGACAAGGTGTTTGCCAACGACGGTTGGAAACAGTGCCAAAAGATGATGGATGACCCAGACGGGTTGATTTAACGATAGGATTATCCGAGGCGACCAATGCCAGACAGTTACGAATTACATTTACGCCAAATCGCGAGAGCAAAGATGGCAAACCAAAAGACCAAGCCTTCGGATCAATCCGTTGTTCATACGCCTGGACCCTGGGAGGCAGTTCGGTCATTAACTTGTGGTCATCTCAGAGCGGCACACAATTACCAAGTGGACCCTAAAGAAGAATGGACAGATGCAGACCTTAAATTGATTTCGGCAGCCCCCGAAATGCTTAAAGCTTTGCGGCGAATCGTGCGGCATCAGGATTGCATTGGCGGGTCGATGGCGTCCATGTCGTCTACGCGACACATGGCAGCGCAGGCGATACAACACGCTACTGGAGAGGTCGTGTGAACGACATGGTTTACCGAGCCCCCTTCGGTAGACTTTCCATTTTAGAAACCGTTGTGAGGGGGCTTCGGTAGAACCAATTGTTTATAGTGCCTTATGCCAAGAAACATTTCCTTTGCGTTGACAACAGATCAGATTCGGAATCGGACTAAGACGGTCACCCGTCGTCTAGGCTGGAAGAATCTCAAGCCTGGTCAGATACTCAACGCGTGCGTGAAGTGCATGGGATTGAAACCAGGGGAACAGATTCAGCGATTGGGTCAGATTCGTGTTGTCAGCGTGTTTCAGGAGCCATTGGTGGCGATGATGCGTGATGAGGCATACGGAAAGGCGGAAGCCCAGCGAGAGGGTTTCCCACAGATGGACGGCAAGCAGTTTGTAGAAATGTTCTGCGAACACATGCGACCAGTAAGCGGTTGCGTCACAGAGGTTACGCGGATCGAGTTCGAGTACGTTGATTAGGTCAAATGAACGCTTGAAGCAGTCTGTTGTTTCTAATGAAAAAGGGGTGTTATTCATTAGAGAAAAAACGGCAAAAAGATACTGGGAAAACAGGTGACTCGCCTCTGATAATCCCGCAAAAGGGCAGCTGGAAGCTAGTCAAACGAATCCACGCCGTGAAGTTTACAGTGACATCGACAACACACAACCATGATGTCCGTTCTCTTCTCTCTTCCAAGGCTTCGGTAGTGCTTGTGGTGGCATTGTAATCCTTTAGTCGTTCCGCACATCTCGCAAGTCTTTTGTAGCTGCCTGAACGACTTAGAGCGAGCCGCCCACTCGCTAGACTTTATGTACTTCCTGTAATCAACCCTCTTTTTCCTCAAAGGTTTAACCACCTTTGCTACAAAACGAGGCTTCCCCGACTTAGTAAAGTTTTTTGCGTTATTCACCCAAAGTCTGAACGCGGTTTGCTTGTCCACGTCAGTAGGATTGTGCCGTAAGTAAATCTCAAAGTCCTCTGGATACATAAACCACCTACTTAAAAACAGCTGTAAGGTCCAAAAGTCGACAAGTCTAAGCGCAAAACCCCCCTCCTGCACCGCGCTAAGCCACGCAACCAATGCCGCTTGTCTCGGCATTCCCATCAGCACCAGGATATTTTAACGATAGAGCGTACATTACTGCACGTTATCGCCGTGCTGGCTTCGCGTAATTGCTTTCGCAGTGACTCACCAGCATATCGGATTTGTCGCCATGCCTTTGTTGCTCTCGACGCTCGGTAGCATGACCGTTGAACCGTTTTGCCAGATATGGGCTATCTGAGCCCATCAATAAAGAAAGCCCAGGTACTCCTGGAGGTGGAATCCTGAACAACACACCCAAGTTCGCGTTGCCAAGAACTCCAGGTGTAACTGGGCTCTGATGTAAACTACTTGGGTTTTTGTTGCCGTCAGGATTTCCACGTCCATTCGACAGAAGCATTGTTATCATTGCCACACAAAAGTCAATCAACTATATTCAAAATGTTCGATGTCACCCAAAACAAGGAAAAAATCGATGCTCTGAATGTATTCGTGACCCGCCAAACGTGATTTTGACTGTTTCTTGGTTCAGTTGTCTTCAAATATGTTAGGGTTCAAAATGATTTCTAAGCTAGTTCGTGCGAAGTTTCGGGTCAAAATCAACAGCCTTTCTGCCGAGTCCAGAATCATCCGCGTGGAGGAGAGGCGATGTGTCGGACAAAAGCGTTCTTCCGATCGCGGAGTCTTGCGGTGGCATCGGGTCAGCCTGCTGAGAGATGAGCAAAGGGCAACACTTTTGGCGTATGCCTTCGTTCGTGGCGTTCCTTACAAGGTTGTGGAGGGAAAAGGTGCCACGCCTTCAGATGCAATTATCGGCAGGATTTGCGAGATATCCCGCAGTCTGGCTTGGCGACGTATCTCGAATGATGACGTCGCCCCTGCAGAAGCTGCTGCGAAGGTGAAGAGCATGCGTCTGGCTTGGCGACGTATCTCGAATGATGACGTCGCCTGCTGGATGAGTGGTGTAAAAGAAAATGCGGCTTAACTAAGCCACATTGGCGACCATAGCATCAAGGCGATGCAAACGGCTTTCAATCCGTCTGAGGTGGGTTCGATTCCTACTGGTCGCAATTAGTCTGCTCCCTGTCTTGGGTTCAGGACTTCAGCCACCACGAACGTTTTAACCCTCACCATTGACGCTGGAATCACATCGTCGTTCTCTCGTCGGACTTCGACCGGCCATTCGTACTGAGGCAGTCCAAGCCAGCTCAACGCCGCTTTAACCGCCTCCTGCTTGGCTGCGCTGTACATGGAAACGTTTCCATAGTCGTTCCAGATGTCGGAACCTTCGAGTCTTGCTTGTGTGTTCGTCATTGTGCTTCAACCTCTTCCTTTTTCTTTTCGAGTAGCTCAGTTCGTACAACTTCAATCTCCCGAGGAGCATCGATTGCCAGATTTGTTGTTCCGCCAGCTTTTACCGTAATCACAATCGTTCCACCAATCGTGATGGACTCCCCAACTTTTCGTTTAATCATTAGCATTATTAATTCTTTCTGTTTAGTGGCTTACCATGCAAGCCATTCCATGATTGCTGTCCATTAGCAGTAGTGCGGTCGTCGAGCTGGCATCGGCTCAGGCGGCCACGATTCAAGCCTAGCGCAGAAGTGCCCTTCGGATGCTACGGATGACGGAGAACGACGATTGCTATTCTCTCGCTCGCACCATGCACGCAGTTCCACCATAGCCTTTTCGGCTTCCTCCACTGACGTGAAGTGTCCATAGCGTGGTGGCGTCTCGTCCCAGTCTCCATCGGCAGGAGTGTAGGTGTCATACCACCATCCCCCCTCCTCGGGTCCACCATAGTCGCGGTCGTGCAGATACAAGTTCGCGTACAGATGTGGTGTTGCGTCTGCAATCTCCCACGATCCTGTTTCGTCCTCGCCTTCCAGCTTCGTTTGCTCCACGCGTCCGTCCTTCCATCGGACGGTAATCGTTCCGATTGTTTCGTAACCGTCGCGGTCGCAATCCTCTTCAATTGCAATGATTGTCCCGCCGATAGCGTTATCGGGAACAATCCATTCACCTTCGCCGTTCAGGTGCACAAACGTAACCAAGCTACCTACTCTCATTTCTAATCCCCTTTTCTTCGAACTCGATACTTACAGACGGTTCACCGTGAACTCGTGTTACTGTTACTCTCACTCGCTGGCTTGCGCAACCGCAGCAAACTAGCAAAAGCAAAATCCATTTTGCCATCTCGATACTCCTTTAGTTTTGTTCTGGGTTGTAAGTCACTTCCGCCTTGAACTCTCTGCACTCTTGGTTCAGGCTTTCAATTAAATCAATGTGCGATTCCACGTTATCGCTGTCGTCGTCTGCACCTATATCCTTCATGACTCGCATAATCGTATAAGCACCCGCAAAGAACGAGTTGCGCATGTCAGTGTATTGCCTGCTTGGTGGCTCCAATCCTAGCCCTTTAGCCAATAGCATCCACGCTTGTTGAATCAATCTTGTTTGCATTATTTATCCTTTGAGTAAATTGTTTTCCTCTACCAGTCTGATTAAGCCTTGTTCCAAGGCAGTTGGGATATGGACGTGTTTATTAAAGCTGTCTTCCGGATCGTCGTAAACGGCTTTGTCGTCCACTAATCCAGGAAACCACTTACCCTTGTAATAGAACAGATCAGGGCGTTTCTCTAGCGGAGCACCTGTAGCCGCCACAACGTATTTCTTTTCCATAATTTCCTTGATACAAAATTCAGACACGTGAAACAATCACACCTAGCACAAACCCGCATAGCGTGGATATGAGTGCAGTGTAGTAAAGTTGCCGACGTATGTTGACAGTGGAATAGTTGTTTTCTGATGCGGCGTACCCTTCCAGGTAGGCCGCTTGGTAATTGTCATCGTCGATTGTGTTCATCGCTTTATGACACCGCCAGTTCTTCGTCTGTGTACGCGCAGCCACCATCAGCAAACCCATCGCTTGGGATAACCTGCGCGACCAATGGCAAGATGGATGCAGGGAAATCGTACTCGCTGCGGTTCGCCTTAGCTTTGGTATACAAGCGTTCAATGAGCTCGTCGTGCTTGCCGTTACGCACATCGTTCGCGATGCGCTCGAGTGTCTTAGCCGAGAATCGTGCGGCTGGCTCCAGGCTTGCGGTTGGGTTACCTTTTCCGTCGAGCAACATAGACGTAAAGCCTTGGTCTGACTTTCGGTCGTGTTGGACACTGATATCGTAACCTCTAGGGATTAGGTCACCTGTAAAGTAGCTGACGCCTCCCTTTGTATAGCTCACGACCAGCGTAAGGCGTGGCGTAAGCATAGCGTTACAATCCTTGAATGCAGGCGCTGTAACTTGTTTGATAATGATGGACTGTGTAGACATGTGCAAATCTCCTTTGCGTTATTGAATGCCGACTCTGACAATCAGAGGCTCGGGCGGTCGGTCACTGGGCGAAGTGACCTCACGTTCGAGTCTATGCGTGGACTCCTCATGTCCGAACTCTAGTCATGACAATTTCCAAGGACCAACTACACGGACAATACAGGCATCTGGCATATCTTCCAAAATCTTTGCAGTTGCTTGCTCTTTAGTTTCGCACCTTACGTTTTTAGTGCCTTCGATTCCATTCACGGTGTATGTGACTTCAAACATTACTATGCCTCCACGTTTGTTGTACTGTCCTCGATTGCTTTGACCGCCGCATCTGCTCCCGCTTGACATCCGCGAACGTACTCGGCCATCAACGCTTTAGCTTCATCGCTCGAATCGATTCCGTCCCATCCAAACTTTGTTTTCACAAAACTAGAATCGGCGTTGATTAGCATTCCATCCCAGCCATCGCAACCGGCATCGGCGGATTCGCTTTCGCGAGCCATTTCGTTGCCGTGCTCGAATCCCAGATCGTAGGCTTGCGATAGTGTCAACAGTGCAATTGTGTTGTTCGTCATTTGTGAATCTCCTTGATTGTGTAGTGGTCCTGCGACGATGCAGGCGGTCGGGGTCGGGCGAACCCCTCACGCGCAAAACGTCTTAGTCCTTCGTTCTCGCCCATCCGTAAGCGTAAGCAATTGATAGTTGGTATTTCATGGTTTCTTCGTGTCCGCTTCCCATTGCTGCCATACATTCAACATGATCCGCGCCGAGGTAAGTCTGCTTGTTCTGCGCAAGGTAATGGCTTGCCTCTTGGAGTTTCTTCCAGACGTGTTCAGCTCCCAGCCAATCGCCGTTGCCTCTAGGTAGTTTCGCTTGTCTCTTCTCAACTGGCGACAATTCCATTGGCTTGAGTGGGCAATTGTTTTCCCAGAATATTTTTGAAGGCCTTGTCATTTCACGACTCCATTTCTTAGTTCTGTCGCGGTTTCCCAGTTGCAGTAAATGAATCCACGCGATTCCGCTTTAGAATCGACAACCGCCATCTTGTACGTGACCGACTCAGCGTGTTTGATTGCGTCCAATAGGCGAGCGTATTGCCCAGCTGGAACTACCTCGGGGTAGTCCGAGTATGCTTCGACGTTGAACACCTTGTATCGTTCGTCTGTTGTTGCCATTGTTTCAATCCTTCTCTTTTGTTTTAGTTAGTGTGATTTCTTGTGACGCGAAAAGCGCGTGCTCCATGTTGCAAAGTAAGTTCATCAGACCTTCAGCCCAATCGGGTAATGGCTGCCCCTTTTCGCCGTACTCTGCAAAGAGCAATTGCCCGAATTCGTTTGCTTGGTCGGTTAGCAGTTCTAGATTGATTTTCATTTCGATATCCTTTCGCGGTTTAGCTTGGCGACCTCTTTTTTGTACTCAGTAACAGAACACTCTCCGATGCTCAATCGTGAGCCATCTGGTAGCGGCAGAGTGCCGACATAGCCTTTCATGTTGAAGTACAGTTGGTCGAAGAGCTTGCCATCGACCAGAACGTCATAGCGCGGCGTGCGCTCTAGCATTTGGCATCCGCGCGTTGTCTTAACGAGTTTAATCATGGTCTTATTCCTTAGAATTTGAGAAATGCGATGTTTTTATCGGCAGCGAAGCAAGCCTTGCAGCGTGCGCATGTGGTTCGTTTTTCGGCTGGGACGCCCTTACGCTTTTGCGCATCCACTGGGCAAAGAAACTCATCGGCTTGGCGTTCAGTCGCCTCGTTGATGACTCTCGCGGTTCTCCATCCGTTGGCGTTGTGTGCTGCTTTCTCGTCGGCAGAATCACAGCTCGCTAGGATGTGCAGATTGCTCGGTAAGTCTTTGGGTGTGATTCCAGCCTTGCGCCACTCTGCCGCTGCGTGTGTGTAGCCCCAACCCGTCAACCAGGGAGCTTTTTTGTGCAATGCGATGACGGCGCGGACGAACGCCTTATCGAGTGTCTTACGACCGTTTGCGAGAGTCTTGAGCCAATCACCACTAACCAAATGCCTTGCAAGTGTATTGCCTGCTAAAGCCATCAGGTCGCCGTTATCGTCGGCAGACTTTGTGGCGTGGATGCCAACGTGCCCACGTTGGGCATAGCATCCATTCCCCAGCAATGGGCAGGATGGAGGGCAAGTAATTCCGACGGGTCTGTAGGTCGTTCCAACGCCTGGTCCGAGCTTGGCGTTGTTGCCGTTTGAAACTACTTTGAGCATTACATAGACTCCAATACAGAAGTCGCGTAATCGCCAACAACGATATGGTCGAGAACCTTGATTCCGACGATATCGCCCACCTTTTGGAGCATTTCGGTAACTGCTCGGTCTTGACGGCTCGGTGTCGGGTCGCCTGATGGGTGGTTGTGAATGAGCAAAATGCTCGCGGCGGCGTCGGCAATGGCTGCCCTGAATACTTCTCGGGGATGCACTAGCGAAGCGTCTAGCGTGCCTCTAGTGATGCGTACAACGCGACGAACTCGGAGTTGTGTGTCGAGTGTCGCAATCAAGAACTCTTCTTGGTCGAGTTTGTCGGCGAAATATTCGCCAAGACAGTTTTTCGCCCACTCGCAAGCGGCTGCCGACGAGTTGATTTTCGTCGACTGGTAGTGAGTTGCGGACTCGCCGACTTTCTGGAAGCGTGTTTCAAACACTGTTTTCATTGGTCAATCCTTCTTAGATTGGCTTGGTGGTAGCTGCCATCGTCAGTACCTCGGAACTACCCGAGATAAACGCCCGAAGGCGTTTCGGCTTTAGTTTGCTGCCTTCAGTTCTGGTTTAATAACGAAACACTTCGAAGTCATCGTTTGAAACTCCGATTCGATGCGGCCTAGGATTCTTTCGGCGGTGTGCTCGCGGAATAGCATGGAACACTCAACGTCTAGGTCTTTCCATTCGCCACCCTTGGAAACGTCCCATTCTATTTCGACTGACTCCTCTGTGATGGAAACGCAGAAAAAGTAGCCGCCGTCTCTATTGTGGAGCATGACTTGGCTCGCGTCCTCTGTGTAGACAAGCCCTGCGAAAAACTCGCGCAAGAATTCCGACACCTCTTTAGTGATTCCGGCGGCGTTCAATACTGATTGTGCTTCGATGAGGTAATCCAAAGCAGTCTTTTGTTTAAGTTCTTGTTCTGTCATTTTCTTAATCCTTCGTAGATAGTGGACTTGGGACCATTCCCCTATACGCCGCGAAGTGCGGGTCTGTACTATGTCCATTGTCGCCACCTGCGTTTCGGTGTCAATACTATTTCTTCCAACATTGGGCATAAAATAGGGCAGATTCTACAAAATAGCCTGTTTTCCCTGCGTTTGCTGCGTGTTTTTTTGGGGTAATGAGTGCTTAAATCTGGTACTATTGGGTCGTTTCGGAGGCTGTTTTGTGCTGTCTTGGGTGGTGTCCGATGCGGTCGCTTTAATGAGAGACTGCACGGAGCCAGGATGAGCGACGAAGTGCAACCGCCAGCAAGCAAACAAACGCAAGCAAACCAAAGGAAACCATGACGAAACAAACGCTGATGATGACCGTGTTCAAGCGACTGAAAGCCGAGAATCGCTGGGACGAAGCAGAACCCGTAAGGGATGAGCTGGCGACCCGTGCCAGAGACCTCCGCCTTAAAGGACAGGACGCCCAGAACTACACGTATACCGAACTCGCCAAGAAATACCCTCCACTGGACGGCTCGAAACCTGAAACGGCAATCAGCGAGGATCCAGCAAACGAGCGAAAACCAAGCAAACCAGCAAAACAGCAACTTGAAACGGGGGACGCCGCCCGTTTTTCGACCGCGGCAGACGTGGCACCTTTTCCAGTCCAAGACGTGGCACCTTTTTCCAAAAGTGGCGATTTGTCAGTGTCAGGATTGTCAAAAATCCCTGAGAATTGGGGCGATTTGCCGTCTAACGCGCAGCTGAGCGCCGAGGTTAGCTGGGTGCAGGCAAACAGGCTTCGGGTGGTCCGCGAAACGGCTGATGGAGTCGTTGTCGACCTGTCTCGGGCGTTGTCGCCAGCGCCGTCCTACGCGACCCTCGGCTGGCTCGAAACCTCGATCAAGACGTACGCTAAGTTCGTGGATGTTGCCGCCAAAGCGACCGCGACGCAGGATAGCGAGGCGGCTGAGATCCGCCGCGAGCAACAATCCATCGAGGAGGTTCGCCGACTGTTGGCGTCGATGCTGGAGGCTGATTAAGGCGTTTCCCCTGTGTTTTCATTGGTGGAAGTCAATTCTGTGACACGCTGTCACAAAATCTAGGCGTCGAGATGGCTAGCGATGTCGGCAATGACCGCTTTGCAGGAAACCTCGTATTTCGCAGGGATTTATAGGTTTTCACCCCTAGTCCGACACCAACAAGTATGGGCTACGTGGTGCGTGTGGACTGCTGGTGCTCATGTGTGCAGGCTGCTAGCTGTGGGATGCTGGCTACGCTTGGGTGCTTGGCGCACGGCGTGTGCGCTGTTTACGCGAGGCTAGCGCGTGGTGCTGCGAGCTGTGACGCAAGCAGGCACCGAGGCGTTGAAGGGCTAGAAGTGCAGGGATTCGTTGGGTTTTTGTGCGTGCAAGGTGATGGCAGCGGAAACGTAACCACACCCCCACCCCACCGTCGCGGGACTCCTGACGAATGTCCATTTTTCGTCAGCCCTAATTTTCAAGTGCGTGTCTGGGTCAATGCTCCTGGCGTTAGTTTTTGGCTAACTGAGTTAGTTATTAGCTAACTGGGGATAGTAGTGGGTTTAGTGTCTCTGAGGGGCATTTTGTTAAAGCGGTTGGTGGCAACTTTTCCAGTACAAAACACCTCCAGGAGTGAAGTGTTGGAGGTCTAACGGAATTTGAACCGCGACAGCCACCCATGCCTCGCGCTCCGAAGTACCACTCTAAAATCAGCCACAATTTCCAGTTGCGTTGACGGGTCAATGGTGTTATGTTGCTAGTGTGCTTGTCGCAGGGTTCTTAAGAATGATGGCCATCGACTACGCGATTAGGATTGCAACCGAAAGCGAGACGGCAGCAAGGGATATTACGGTTCGATTCCGTTGTGTTGCGACTTGAGAATCCTGCGACTGGCATTCTGGTGGAATCCGCCATGTTTAGGCGTTGTGGTTTTGTAGTGTGAGGCTGGTTAGGATAGTGCCTTTGTTTGAAGTGGGACCCGGGACAGTATCTGATGTTGTTTTCAAAGTTTCCTAGTTATAAGTGCGAAGCTCCAATTGAACCTCAGAGTCTTTCAGAGGTTAATTTCCGTCCTTCGATGTTGGAGATTCCTGTTTTTTCAGACGACCGAGAGATTACTTATCAGCTGCAAACGCTTTATCGAAACGGGTCGTACAACTCAACGATTCGGCTGGATTTCATACAGCCAATTTTTGATTACATGGCTGAGACTAAGGCAATTCGCTTTCGCAGGGTTTCTCAAGGCGCAAGATTGATTATTGAGCAAAGCAATCGTTCAAAAGGAAAGAATGTTTTTGCTTGGGCAGGCGGAAACAAAATTAGCTTGTCGCCTGATGCAAATTACGGACGAAGCGTTTACACGACAGCCGTTGTGCTGTGCCACGAGTTTTTACATTGCGCAGGAGGAAGTTCGCATTCTAAAAAAGCAGAACCATTAATGGCTGCTAATGGAGGGACGACAGGTGGGTTTACTGCTTTAGACGAACCGTGGTGGAAGGCTTACGCATGGAAAGGCTCAGCAAGACCTGAAGCTGGCGGTCTTAGAAAGCGATTTGGAAGTGTACAAACACTTGAGGGTCGTGATTTGTCAGGTGAAGAAATTGCTATTGAAAAACTTTTTAGCTCAAGTGGTTGTGGTTGCGAAATGTCGTGGTTAGAACTTTTTTTTGGAGTAATGGAACCGTGAAAACAAAAACGCACAATTATTTGCGATGGTTAATTTTTCGCGATATGCCGACAGTTGTGGATATTGAAAACGAAAGTTTCAGCAATCCTTGGACTAAAAAGGAGTTTGTTCGCTGCATGAGCAATTGCAACGTCATTGGTATGGTAGCTGAAGTTAACAATGAAGTTGTTGGCTACATGATTTACGAAATAATGCCGAAAGAAATAACTCTTCTTTCGTTTGCGGTTCACCCAAAACATCGAAGAAGTGGCGTCGGAAGAACTTTGATTGAAAGATTGATTTACAAACTTGATAAAGGGCGAAGAAACAGAATATTGGCTGCAGTTCGCGAAAGAAACCTCGAAGCTCAACTATTTCTTCGCAATATGGGGTTTCTTTGTACTCAAGTGCTGACGGATTATTACGAGAATGTCACAGAAGATGCGTACATGATGGAGTATTTTATAAGTGACAATTGAGCAACCTTGGCGTGGGAGCGTCGTAACGGGACGCAAAACGCTGGTGAGCACTAGAGCCGCGAGTCTTCATAATCGCAATCGGTGCAGCAGGGAGGCTGGCCTCAGAGGAAGAGCCGTCCCTGCAATTTTTTAGCGGTGATTGGTTGTAAAAAACTAAAGGAACAAAACATGATATATTCGAAATCTGGCGACATACCAACTCATCAATACTGCTACGTCGAGCAAAGGTACATAACTGGCGGCGAGTTGCAAGGTGTTGAACCCTGCGTTTGGTTCGGTATTGTTGCCTACACCGGCAGAGTGTGGGGCTGTCAGATTATGTTGAAATGCGGCGCAGTGTATCGCGAAGTTCCGTTGCATGCACTGAGCTTTTGCAAGCAGCCAATCCCTGAATGGTCACCCGCACTTGCGCAACATTGGGATTGCTACGGCAATGAGTTTTCGACTCTGTGCTACAAATATCTTTACGGATTGGATGTAAAAGCAAGATGCGCATTCGACCAAGAGCACGAAGGTAAATATTTGTTTACAGCAATTCCGGTTGGAGATGCTTACTCCGAAGCTCCTGACGAAGCAAAAGAGTTTGCCTTTATCCAACTCGACAACGGCAGAGTTACATGCCAGCCAACAAACAGATTGTTGTTTATTGATAAATCGTTTACTTCTCGCGACGCCGAGTGGCCCAAGCACCTTAGACCTCTTGAAACAACGTACCACGCAGAATGAAAAATTTTGTGACAGCGTGTCACTAAATTTTATTTTTCTCGCTGTATGCGAATGTATCTCCACACAGTGCTTTCGCAAACACCAAGTTTGTCTGCAATCCGCTTGGCACTCCATCCTCGCAATCTCCACCTTGCAATTTTCTTTGGGTCAAATCCTGGCTTGGTAGCACCAGGCTTTTTGCCTTTGTAGAGTCCTTTTGCTTGTGCTTGTTCGATTCCCTGTCTTTGGCGCATGCGTTTGTAGTGGTCCGCAAGGTTTAGAACAACATTTAGAAGAGAATGAGCAGACTTGATGCTCTCGGAGTCGAAAAAGATATCTTGCGAGATGACGACAATCGCTATGTCCTTCGAAGCCAGAACGGCAATTGCGTCTGTTATTGTTGCGATAGAGGTGAATGCTTGCTCGAGACTGTACAGAACTAGCGTCTGGATAGAGCCGTTTTGAATGTCTTCGAACATCTGCTGGAACTCAGACTTTGACTCGCGGTCAACGAACCAGTGGACAGACGACGGGACAATTTTGTTTTGCATAAGCCATTTTTGAATGCCCGCGCGCTGAATGACCTCTGGCGGGAAAAAACGGTCAACCTGCATATAAACCGCAACTGTCGTCATAAAATCTCCTTCTTGCTTTATTACTGTTCTGGGTCTATGGTAGTATGAAGTATTGTTGTTTGTTTAGGGAGTGGGTTTATGAAAAAGCTGGAAATCGCTGCGGATGCGAAGTACGGCAATTTGGTTATTGTTCAAGAGGTCGAGCCTCTTGGAACCAAGCGCAGGTTTTTGTGTGCGTGCTCTTGCGGAGCTTCAAAGATTGTCCGTCTAGACCACTTGCGTAGTGGACATACCCAGACATGCGGAAGCTGTGGGATTGAACATGAAGGCGAGAGGATGCCGCTTTGCGAGTGGGCGAAACTCGCTGGACTTCCTGAATCGACACTTCGGGCAAGGCTGAAGACTATGGACATGTCTGAGGCGTTACTTAGGTAGTTTATTTCTAGGAGTTTGTTATGAAAAAGTGCTTGTGTCTTGGTGGAAAAATGTTTTGGTCAGACTTGAGTAAGCAGCTTGCTAATGTCTGGTCTGAGGTTGCGGAGCTTGGCGGGACGTTGCAGCATGGAGATTTGGAAAATGCTGAAACTATGTTTTCAGTAGTTCTAAATAATCATGGTGGGCGTTGCTTTCATGCGGAAACGCCAATGGACGCATGGAGAAAAGCAAAAGATTGGCTTTTGTCTCCTAGTCGCCCTTCATTTGCGGCAACTCAAGACACTGTAGTTACTGAAGTTTGTTGACATGAAAAATGGACATGGCTATATTTGGAATCTCACTCTGCCTAGTAGGCAAATCTCCAAAGAAGGGTGCGTTACTTCGGTGGCGCACCCTTTTTCTATTTCTGTGACACGCTGTCACAAAATTCCTGAAAGGCTAATGTAGCATGGAAGCGCTCTATTACGATTTATGCCCTCGCGACCCTGTTGAGAATTTGAAGTGGCGCATTCGCTGTCGAGAACGAGCTTTGACAGACATGAAGTTCAGAGACGCCTTTTATCAGGCTTGCATGAGCGATGTTTGTTTTTTCATGGCAGCGACCATGTACGGGTACGACCCACGCGCTAAGAATAAGATTGTTCCCTTCATTCCTTATCCGCATCAAGAAAAGGTGTTTCGGAAACTAGACGAAGCTTTTGATTACACGCAAGTGAACGACAGAACGCTTGACGTGCTGGTTGATAAGGCAAGAGCTCAAGGCGGAACGTTTGGCTACCTTTGGGTGGACTTGCGACGGTGGTTGCGTGATCCGATGTTCTCTGCTGGATACGTGACTCGTAATGCGGACCTTGTGGATAGCAAGACTGACTCTGATACTGTTCTGTGGAAAGTGCAGTTTGCACTCAATATGCTTCCCTCTTGGATGCGACCTCGGTACGAACGGAACCTAAGTCAGCACACGTTTGAGAACAAGGACAATGGTTCATTGCTTAAAGGTTACTCTGCAGGACAAGACGTCGCGGCGGGTGGACGTGCCACGGTATTTACGATGGACGAAGCTGGCGCGAAAGACTTCGTGTCTAATGGTAAAGACTACTCCGTAATGGAATCGTTGCACGATGTTAGTCATTATCTTAGGCTTGTCTCAGCTCGTTATGTAGACCAAGGCGTGTTTCATGAAGCGTGCGAAGCTGGCGGGACTGAGGGTGGGTGGCACTTAGTCTTGGACTGGAAGGACCATCCTATTCACTCCAAGCATTCTTACGTGGTAATGGACAATGTTCCGAAAGCATGCAAGCCAGAAGACGCGGAAGAGGTTGCTGAGTATCACAAAAGCAAACCGAACCTGAGAGATTTGTTGGAGAAGAAGGGGTTTAAATACGAAGGCGTAGTTCGGTCGCCATGGTACGACATGCGGTGCTTGCGAAAGACAGCTCGTCCGCAATTGATTGCATCGCAGCTCGACAGAAACCCAAAAGGTGCTGTGGGAAAAGTGTTCACAACTGACCTTCTCGACCGCATGAAGAAGATGAACGAGAGGAAGCCAGTGTGGAAAGGTACTCCAGTGTTCGACAGTGAAACATTGGAGTTAAAAGGGCTGGTTCCTCGGGAGGATGGACCGCTTACGCTTTGGTTTAGACCTGGAATAGACAGCAGCGCTCCACTTGGTCCGTTTACTCTGGCGTGCGATATTGCGTCAGGGGGAGTAGGCGTGTTTGCGTCCAATTCTATTGTGTCTGGAATGGACGACAGAACTGGCGAGCAAGTTCTTGAGTATGTTATCAAAGGACTTGAGCCAAGACCGTTTTCTCGCATTGCCGTCGGGCTTGCTTTATGGATGCGAAAAGCAAAGCTAGCCTGGGAAGACTCGGGAGTCTCTGGTGGTTTCGCAAAGGAAGTAATGGAGGTTCTCTACTACGGAAATATCTACTTCAGAAACGTTACGCAGCTTGGTACGCAGAAGAAAAGTCGAAAGCCTGGGTTCCCATGCCGAGACGTCGACAAGGCTGACATGTTCGAGCAATTTGCTTTAGCTATGGAGACGGGGCGATACATTCCTAGGTCTGGCGAAATGCTCATTGAGTGCGGAGAATACGAGTGGGATGGTGGAAAAATCATCCATGCACCAACAAAAAACAAAGGAGCCACTGAGAAGAATCACGGCGATAGAGCGATTGCTGCAGCAGGCGCTTGGCTTGTGTACTCTGCGGATAATATTCGTGAGAAAGTTGACAGCGACGATGAAATACACAAGAATCCTGAATACGGGTCGTTTTTGTGGCGAGAGCAACAAGAGCGTCGAAGCGCAAACGCGGGTAGTCCTAGTTATGGAATACGGGACGTTTTGCGAGGATGAATCTCAAGTGTTTCAGAGCTAGAACCTGGAAGGAAAAAATGGAAAACGACGTAAATAGTACAATTGACGCTGCTGTTATTAAGATGGCAGACAAAGCAAGGGTTGAAGTAGATGCGAACAAGGCTTTGCATTTCTCACAATCGGCTTTGAACTTGGCGAACACAAAAGCGACTCTGTTTGGGTGTAAGGCTGCAGGCTCTTCGGAGTCGAGTAAAAAAACTAGCTGATGTAAATCAGGTTTTGAAGGTCGGAGTTAGAACCCGGTCGGAATACAACTTTTTGCAATTCAACGCAACTGTTCCGACTTTTAATGCTAGACCTATTAAACAACGAAAAACGAGCAAGATTACTTAAGGCTATTAAGTCGTCTCGCGATTCACTTGAGCCGTTCAGGAGAGTTCGCAAGGAACTCATCAAAGACTACGTGGGAAGCTGGTACGCTGAGTCTGGCGCCAGCAACAAGACTCTCGTCAATCTGATTAACCAAACGGCACGTATCTATACTGTCGCACTTGCCGCTAATAATCCGCAAGTGCTGGTCAGTACGCCAAAGACAGAGACGCTGGCATTCGCTCGTCGCTTTGAAGTGAATATCAATAAGCTCATTAGCGACATGGCACTTGATAAGACATTCCGAGCGATTGTCTTGGACGCATTCTTCTGTCTCGGGTGCGGTGTCGTAATGATGCGAGACACTGACACAAGATTTCATGGAATCCTTGAATCCGAAGAAGATGTCTGGCTAGACCCAGGTGAGCCATGGTTCAATCGAGTATCTCTCGATGACTTGATACTGGATATGCCAGCCAAAGAGCTCAGTAAGATGCGGTATTGTGGGCACAGGTATCGTGCCGACTACGAAAAAGTCATGGACGAGCCTGGATACGACAAGAAAGTTCGAGACAAGCTCAGTCCAACAAGCAGAAGCCACCACGACTCGACTGGCGCAGCACGAGACATAGCGTCTGACTGGGGGAGCGCGGAAGACGACGACCTTAAAGACATGGTTTGGTTGATGGATGTCTGGATTGCCGAAAACAACTCCATTGTAACTATGGCTTGCGATCAAGACCTGCCACCATTGATTGAACGTGAGTGGGTCGGCTCGCAAGCAGGACCGTACAAGTTTCTTTCGTTAGGCGAGACGCCTGACAATGTGATACCGACGTCTCCAGCGATTAACCTGAAGGGCATGCATGATTTGCAGAACCGATTGCATCGCCGCATGGAAGACGATTCAGATGCTCATCGAGTCGTGAATGTGTATCCGCCAAACATGTCAGATGATGCAGAGCGACTGCGAACAGCCGAACGAAACAGTTGGCAGCGAGGAACTAGCCCAGAGCAGATTAAGCAGTTTGAGATGGGTGGTATTGACCAGCGAGACATGGCAATGGCTACGTTTTTGCAGAATGAATACGACAGGTTTGCTGGAAACTTGCAAGCGATGGGTGGTCTGGGCGCTCAGGCTTCGACTGTTGGTCAAGAAGAGATAATCAGCGGGAATTTGGCGAGAAACGTGGCAGACATGCGAATGGCTGTTGTCTCTTTTGCGTCTGAGTGTGTTTTGGATTTAGGGAGATTGATGTGGGAGGACCAGACCCTTGAGTTGCAAACATCAATTCCTGTCGGGAATAGCGGCATTGAAGTCTCGTCTAACTGGATGCCAGATTACCGACAAGGAGCGTTCGAGGATTACGAGTTCCGCGTGGAGCCGTATTCCATGGTCTTCAAAACACCAGAACAGCACTTACAGGAATTGTTCCAGGTGCTCCGCGAGCTCGCGCCGCTTTGGCCCATGTTCCAAGCGTCAGGAGCAACATTCGATGCCGAAGCCATCGTCGACGAAATTGCCAGATTGAAGAATCGTCCAGAGTTCAGGAAGTTCATAACGTTTGCGGATCCGATGGGAATGCTTGGAGGCGACGAGAACACGGTAAGGCAAGCCGCCAACACTACCAGGACGAACATTAGAAAGAACGTGAGCGATGGCGGAACCGCAGACGCTCGAAACTCGGCGATGATCCAAACGTTAATGGGTGGTAAACCACAAATTAACAGTCAGCAAGCGGCAATGTTGAAAAGGGCACCAGCATAATGCCTAGAAAAACAACAAAAGTGCAACGTTGCTGCAAGAAGTGCGGAGATCAGTTCTTTGCTTTGCAAAGTGTTGTTGATAAAGGGCTTGGCGTCTTCTGTAGTCGAGACTGCTATCTAATCTCAAGTGGGAAATCGCCAGCACGACCAAAAGTTCAACGAACCTGTAAACAGTGCGGGAAGGAATTTCTCATAAGACCACGCACAGCAGATTCAGGGAAAGGTATCTTCTGCAGCCCAAAGTGCTGGAAAGAATCGCCCAAGCCTGCGCCTATTGTTACATGCGGTTGCTGTGGAAAAGTATTTGCGGATCCAGGTAGATACAGACCTAAGTATTGTTCGCCTGAGTGCTATCAAAATTCGCGACCGAAAGCGGCACAATCTCCCGCAAGACCTCACGAACATGACACATGGGCTTTGGCTGTTATTCTGCGAGACAAAAAATGCGTTCGCTGTGGTGATGTAGAAAACTTGCAAGCTCATCACTTGAAGGAGTGGAAAGGCTATCCCGACTTGCGGTTTGTTGTTTCCAACGGGGTGGCGTTGTGTCCATTGTGTCATCACGCACAGCACCCGTACCTTCCTTTGGAGAGATTTGTAGCCTCTGGCGGTAAAAAAGTTCAGTATTGCGTCGTTTGTGAAACGGCGTTTTTGGTCAGGAAGAAAACACAGCGAGTTTGCAGTCGACAATGCGGCTGGGCTCGTAAGAAGCAAGAGGCGGTGACGTAATGAAGATTCATGTGCATGTGCGTTTGGCTGATACGGAACGAACTCTCGAATGGCGAGAAGTCGAAGCCTTGACGTTGAGCGAAGCGATCAAAGTCGCTGAAGCTATGCCAGATGTGGAAGTGTGTTTGGAAGCAAGCGTAATACCTGGAGGTGTAGTGACGTGAGTACTATTGTTCGCATGTACAAGGGCAGGGAAGTAACGCAGGAGGAGTTGGATAAGCTCATGCCTCGCAAGGCTAATTGGCTTGAGGCTCCGTCGATGGCTGCTAACACGTACACCGAGCATGATCCTTTAATTTCTGAAGGGTGTGGCGTCATGAAGTCGCAGGTTGGCGAAGCAAGAGAAATGATTCGCCAACACAACATCCAAGGCGCAGCTGTGCACGATAACGGACAGATTCGATTTACGAGCAAAGGCGCCAGGAGGGAGTTTCTTAAGCGCCGGGGCTTAGTTGATATCGATGGCGGGTATTCAGACTAGCACGATTTAGCCCAGCATTACAACAAAACACTTACGGAAAACAACACAATGTCATTATCAGACCTAGCCGAAGTCACTCAGGAAACAACAAGCGACGAAATTGCCGCTTACGCTGATGCCGTTGCTCAAGAAGTTGAAAGCGAGCGACAGGGAGATACAAAGTCAGACGCAGAAATCATCAACGATGTCGCGTCCATTGAAACATCTGCTGAGAAAAATGCCAGCAGTGAATCCGCTAAGGCGTCGAGCCAAAGCGAGGAGTCCGGTGATGAACCGTCATATCCAGAATGGGTAGATGATGACGTGAAAACCGAGGTTGCCGCGTACGGCATTAGTGAGTCGGACTTGTCTGACTTTGCCAGTCGCGAGGAGTTGGATAGGGCGTTACGCCTACTTGATAAGACAGCTCTTGAAGTCGGTCGCAAGGCGACAGTAGAAGGCGATTCGGATAAGAGTCGCAACGACAAGGGGCAGTTTGTCAAAAAGGAAGAGCCCAAGCCTAGCAGCTCAGAAGAAAGTTCTCCAAAGAGTGGCAGGTACGAAATTTCGTTGAGCAAGGATATTTACGATGACGAGATTGTGAATGAGTTTACGCGAATGCGTGACCATTACGAATCACGTCTCGAGCAGCTGGAGTCGCACTTTATGCAAGTGAGCGCCAGTGAGGAGGAGAGGCAGTTCGACAGCTATGTTGACTCGCTCGGTCATTCCGATTTGTTTGGAAAGACAGGAAGTGAGTCAGAAAAAGAGCTGGAACGTCGCAGAGATTTGCACGTTGCTGTCAAGGCTCAACTCATAGGCTTAGAGCGACTTGGGCGACCGTCCGAGCTTAACGACAAGCTGATTAGCCGCGTTGCAAACATGGTGTTTGCTGACGAATTGAGTAAGAAACGATTAAAGCAACAGACTCAGAAGATTTCCAGACAAAGCCAACTTCGTCAGGGTGGAAGCCCAACGAAGCCGTTACCACCGCGAGATAACGCTCGCGATGAGGCGGACAGACTTTATCGGGAGCTCGAACGAGCTTAATTATAAAGGAATCGCCAAATGGCACTTTCAATTGAACAAATTGATGATTTTGTAAACAGCATTCACCAAAAGTTTGCTGGTGAAGAAAAGCTTGCAGCACAGGACTTGTCCTTGCCGTTGCAAGAGTACAAGTACGCATCGCGTCTATTCTCGGGCAACCTGAAGAAGGACACGATGAGCACGTCGCAGTGCAAGTGGAAGGTAAAAGTCAATACTAATGACAACTTCCAGACGGTTGGTCTTTACCACCGCGATTCGTCAACCCGCGTGAATACGCTGGATGAAGGCGAGTTGAAGTGGGCGTTGACCACCAACAACTACCACTACGACATTGACGAAGAGATTTTCCGAACGGGTGGTCGGCAAATCTACGATTACATCGAGGACATGGAACGTGACTTGATGACGTCGTTTTACACAGGGATGGAAGACCTTGTGTTTGGTCCTGGTCCTACAGGTCCAACTCAGTCTCCGTTCTCGGTCGCATCGTTGCTGTGGTGGATTACCGCAACAAACGACAGCACAACTGAAAACAACGCGACAGAAGGCTTTAATGGATTTGAGCCTGTTGGCTGGGGAAGCAATGGCGTTGGTGGAATTTCTTGCACGGATTACCCGCAATGGCGTAACCGCACGTTCCCGTACACCTCCGTTAGCCGTTCTGATTTGGTCGAGAAAACCATCAATTCGATGGATTTGTGCCATTTCATTCCGCCTGTTCAACGACCAGACATTGTTGACCAAAAGCGTCACGACTGGGAATTGCTGACAACGCACAGCGTTTTGGCTGCAGGTCGTCGCTTGCTACAGTTGGGAAATGACAACATTGGCGACGATATGGCTGCAAGAAGCGGGACCGTGTTTATTCGAGGCGTACCGTTGTCTTGGGTTCCGGCATGGACAAATGCTTCTAGCGTCAACGCTCGCACGGATGGTATAATCCTCGGTGTAAACTGGTCGACGTTCCGAGCTTACTATGCTGCTGGTCGGCAGATGCGTAAGCGAAAGGCGTTCCAGCATCCAGAAATGAGCAACGTTCGCGTTCGCTGCATGGATGACTCAGTACAAATGGTTTGTTTCAATCGTCGCGGTAATTTCCGTGGTTATTGCACACAAGCCGTAACAGAAACTGCGTAGGCTTAATGCCTGCGTAATAATTCTGTGACAGCGTGTCACAGAATTAAATGTCTTTGGTGGGCGAGACAATAAAACACGCCCACCAATTTTGTATAATGGGACAACACTCACCCAGAGCTGAGGCAATCCCGCAATCTTCCTTGAAAGGGAAACAATGATTACATTTGATGAACTGAATATTGGCTATCTTCCGTCTGGCAGGTTGTGGAAAGGCTTTGCTCCTCCAACAGCTTTTGGTCCGCACGGAACTACTACGATTTCGCAATCTGGCAACCCGTCGTTTGGGTTTTACGACAACTTTCATTCGTTTCATGCCACGACAGCGGAAGGTCCATACAGGATTGTCGAAGGGACTGGCTGTACGATTGAGCAGATTGCAGATACTGCATCAGAGAAAGGTCTGGTTCAGCTTGCTATCGACGGTAATGCCGCTAACGACGAAGCGATACTTCAATGGGGTCGTGGGCTTGGCGCTCCGTTTCAGTTTTCTGGCAATGATTTGGTGTTTGAAGCTCGTTTGAACGTGAGCAGCATCACTACGGCTTTGCATTCGTGGGCTATTGGGCTTGGGGTTGTTGGAGCTGGTGCGACTGACGGTTTGCTAACAGACACGACAGGCATCTTGGCTGACACAAGTTTTGTTGGTTTTGCTAAGCTGTCGGCGGCATCTTCTGGTGTTTCAGGTACCTACCGAGCTTCTGGGCAAGCGGTGCAAAACGGATCAACTAACACGAGGCTGTTGAATCTGGCGACACTGGCGGTGAATGGTTACGTCAAGCTTGGAATGCGTTTCCGAGCTGCTCCGCAAACGCTTGAGTGGTTTGTGAACGGTAATCTAGCTGGGTCGTCTGCAGCTCCAGCTAGATTGACGACATCGCAAATCAGGGCTGCTACGTTTCCAAGTACGACCCTAATGACTCCAGTCATTGCAGTGAAGGACGTTGCAGGGTCCGCGTCGTCGCTGAACATGAAAGTTGACTGGATTGCCTGCGCACAAATGCTGTAGTAGCATGAGTTCTGCTGGGGCTGGCATTTCAGTCCCAGCTTTTATTTTGCTTCTGTTTACGAGGTTGATTCCATGGCTAGTTATGAGTTCGCAGCACGGATCCCAGTCGATCACGTTGTTGCGTTGGTAAAGAATTTCCGAACTGGCGATTTTAGTATTGCTGGTAACGGGAAGTTGGTAGCATCGGCACTTGGCGAAATCTCCGCACTGATCGAGAGCGGATTCATGGTGACTCTCGAGCTGGATGAACTGCCATCGACGATGGACGGTTGCTTGCTGGCACTTGATGCCATCACGACAGAAGATCCGCAAGCGACAGCAATCGATCCTTCGCTGCTGATTCCTATCGTGCTGAAATTGATTGAGCTCTGGATAGCTCGTCGAGGTGGCTAAGTGGATTACACGATCCCACCTGATACCGTCTACAACAACGATCTGTTTGCTATGGCTCCGCGGCTATGGCACTGGCCGTCTGAACTTGCGGAAAAAGTCAAGTCGATTGCAACTGGGAAATCGATTAAAGTTGCGATCGGTGATACTGGCTACACAAAGCACGTAGACGGTCCTGAACCGATTGCAGCGAAGTCGTTTATCTCGGGTCAGTCTGCATTGCGCGACGGTAACGGACACGGTACGCACTGCGCAGGAACGGCACTAGGACGCAACGGAATCGGGGTTGCACCCGAAGCTGAGTTGATTGTTTTCAAGTGCTTGTCGGATCAGGGTAGCGGCTCTTCTGTTGGTATCGCAAACGGTATTCGATGGGCAGCGGAGCAAGGTGCGGACATCATTAGTCTGTCTCTCGGTGGTGGTGGTTCGGATAACGAAACAAATCGAGCAATCGACTACGCATTTAGCCTCGGGTGCATTGTCAACGCTGCGGCTGGAAATGCTGGCTACAACGGTGCGAATACTATTGGTTGGCCTGGAAAATACGAAGGTTGCATCTGCTGTGGTGCGTACCAAGCAAGCGGACAGATAGCAAACTTCTCTTCTGGTGGACGAGAGATTGATTGGGCTTGTCCTGGTCAAGATATCATCTCGTTTTCAAAGAACGGTAGTGGCTACACATCGATGAGCGGAACATCGATGGCAACGCCGTTTGGTAGTGGTCTACTAGCTTGCATCGTCGAAGTCATGCGAAGGCAAGGTAAGCCACAATGGACTGCAGCGAAGAGCGTGAATGAGTTTTTTAAGGCGAACCTAAAGGACGCTGGATCGCCTGGTTTTGATCCTAGATTTGGTCACGGCATTCCTGTCGCTGACTCACTACTCCAATCGTTACTTCGGTTGGAATTGTTAATCGCTTAAATGTTTCTTTTATTTTAAAAAGGTGAAAAAGTGGGAATGATTACAGAACTATCGCTACAAGAACAAGTCGTCATCGGTGGCGAAAAAATTGCCGTGCACAAGTGGCAATTGAACAATCAACATTTGCAACAGTTTTGCTATGTTGTGTCGCGGTTGCAAATGGCAATCCTCGAAATGGATTCAAACAACTCGACTGGTCAAATGGTTGTTGCTGATTCCGAGGCTATCAATTCCGATTGGACTCGTGCCAAGCTAGAATGGGATCTTGCTAAAAAGTATCGTAACCTCGCACCAGCAGCGCAAGAGAAGCTTTTGACAGTTCTTGCAATCACAGACAACGAACAACTCAGGACTGGCAACGTCAAGTGCCGTCGAGTTATTACAGCTCTTTCGACTTTGATGCAAAAGATTCTGTTCAGTGACTCTGCCAAACTTCAGTACGGCATTGGTGACCGAGACATTACACGTTTCGAAGAGCACATGCTTTACGTCGAAGAGTTGCTCTTGACCTACGTTGGTAACGGAACCGAGTTGAACACTGGAATTTCTATTCCTGCACACGAGCATCTTGGTGTTGTTATTCCACCAATCAATATGCACGAAGCACAAATCTCCGAACCATCCCCAGGATCGGTCGGAACTCCAAGCAAGGATTATCCTGACACTCCTTCAACTGTACCAGCTTCTGGCAACTCAACTCCAGTTAAGTAACCACTATGAAACCCTTTTTGACTTTTGCAATATGGTCGTTTTGTTCGGTCGCGTTCGCGCAGGTCGAAGCGATTATTGTTGCACCTGATAAAGCACTTCCAGGAGAGCTGGTGGTGCTTAACTCGTCGAAGTCGAAAGGGGACAACCACAGGTGGATTACACCAGAAGGAATCTCGACGGCACAAGCGGGATGTACTGCGATTGACTCGCAAGTGTTCTTCGCGACTCCGCGAGCTGGCAGCTACACGTTCTATCTGATTGTTTCGGACAAGACGGCAGCGATTGATTACGCGAAGCATACGGTGGTGATCGAAGGCAGTTTAACTCCTGTCGATCCACCACCAAAACCAAATCCACCGACGCAGCCAGGCGACTTTGCAAAGCTGACGCAAATCAGTCGAGCGAACAGTTTAGCCTTGAACGACCCGAAGACGCGAGCTTCGTTGTTAGCATCTCTAAAGCCTGTTGTGGCACAACTCAAATCGTTATGCGATGCAAATCAATGCCCAACGCTGGCGGCTGCACAGTCTCGTTTTATTGGCACGATGGAAGCGGTGTTACTTGCTCGTCCTAAAGGTGAGTCGAGAGACGCAAATTGGGAAGAGGTTTGGAGATTGCCGAACGCTAAGTTTATTTCTGACTCGAAAATTACCAGCGTCGCGAAAGGCATCGAAGCCTATGACGCAATCGTGAAAGGATTGGAATAATGCTAAAAATCATCAACACGCTCATTGCTTTAGTCGTGCTTAGCGCGATTAGCTACTCGCAGGAAATCGAATGCCAGAACGGACGCTGTGACGTTGTGCGAAAGGTCGCATCGGTTGCGGTGGCTCCGGTTGTTGTTGCTGCCAATGTCGTTGAGGCTACGGCTGAAAACGTCAAGACAGTCGCATGCGAAGTGAAATCGAAGCGAGCATGTCTACTCCAGAGAATCAGAAAGTTGTGCTGCAAGTGACAGTCGAGCAGAACTCACTCACGGGCTGGATGTTGGCAGGTATTGCATCTGTAATAGCAACACTTACCTCAACTGTCGCATGGCTGTTCAAACTGCGCGAGAACGAGAACGCAAAGCATATCGAAGGACTCAAAAACGAAGTCGCAACGATAAGTGCTAAGGCGGACAAGTGCGAAGTCGAACGGGGTGATTTGAAAACAGAGTGTGCACTGATGCGTGGAAAGATTGAAGTCTTGGAGACGAAGCTTGCGTTTATCGATGTCAACGGCACGAAGTACGCACACAAGGACGATAAGAAATGACGAGCTTTTTTATTCCTCGTGGGCTGCGAATACGAGACACCGATAGTTCTGCCACAGGGATTGTATCCACGCTGGTCGTAACCGATGGAACGCTAACGATTGCAGACAGCACAGCGACTCTGAACGTACCAAGAATCACATTCGGAACAGCGGCACCGAGCGGCGGAAACGACGGCGACATCTACTTACAACACTCCCCCTAAAGGAAAAAAAATGGCTATTCAGTTTAATGTGGCTACGAGAAACGCAAGGCTTGACACAATCGAATCGACGAACGGTACGTCCTGTTCGCTGGAGATTCGGAGCGGTACTGTTCCAGCAAACTGTGCAGCAACACGGACTGGAACAGTGCTTGCCACAATCAACCTTCCATCCGACTGGATGGCCGCAGCGTCATCGGGTGCGAAAGCCATTGCAGGAACTTGGCAAGACTTGAGTGCGGATGCTACTGGTACGGCAGGTCATTTCTGCGTCTACAACTCGCAAGCGACAAAGGACGGAACAACTTGTTTTATCCAGGGAACAGTTACAGCAACTAGCGGCGGTGGTGACATGGAAGTTTCTTCAACTTCATTCACCGCAGGTCAATCCTTTACTGTCAATACGTTTACCTTGACAGACGGCAACGCTTAACTATGGACATGGCAGCTATTAAAACAGAGATTGCCAAGCCTGAGTATGACGGCCTAGACGATTCTGCCATTGCCGATTTGCTCAACGCGAAGACAGTAACACGCAATCGATTAGTCCCAACTTGGGAAGTGAAAAAGCACGCAATTGAAAACCAGTATTGGTCTGCCATTGTCATGGCAACGGAGCCAGGCAACCCGCTTGCGATACCTGCCGAGAGTCTTGTGACTGTTCGAGGTTTGGCGATTGCGGCAAGAGATTGGATCGACGATACGTCTGGCAAGATACTGACAATCGATTTTGCTTTAGCTTCGGTGCAAACGCTTGTGGGTGGTTTAGTGCTGACTGGATTGATGACGCAAGCACAAGCAACATCATTAGCAGCACTAGGAACGGAAACGGTTGCGTTTGTTTCGACGGTTGGTGCGGTGAAGATTGGTCCTCATCACATAAGCGAGGCACGCAATGCCCAGTAAAGTTTATAGAGCTACGGAAACTCCGATCGTCTTTCGGGATAGCGGTGGCGACCGTGTTTTGACGCTTCAGAATCTTGGCTTTGGTGCGGGTAGAGTATCGGCACAATATGACCGAGGTTCTGGTAGCCAGGCAGAACCGCATGAAGTGATTGGAGTCTTTCAGTTTGAAACTGCACCAGCGCTTGGCGAGGCCATTGAACTGTATTTGTTCCAGTCCGATGGAACCTACATGGACGGAACACTCGGCACGTCAGACGCTGCTTTGACAGCGGACAAGAGACGCAATGGGATACTAATTGGTGCTGTGATTGTAGACACGACATCGACAGCTACGGACATCATTGCACGGTTCCAGAACGTACCAATCACTAGCCGATACTATTCGATCGGTGTCTGGAACGCATCGGCAGGTGACAACTTAGAGAACACAGCCAACGCTTCACGAGTCATCGTTACACCAATGCCACCAGAGGCCCAATAACATGCTGCTGACATCCACCAGCGATAAAATCCGATTGGTCACTTCCGTAGCTGGTGATGTTCGCGTGCAAGCTAGCTACGTGGACCTCTCTGGTAGTACGGTTACACCGGGACGGCTTAACAGTTCTATCAGCACAGCTACGACGACCGATATAGTCGCAAGCCCAGCGAGTAGCACGCAACGAAAAATAAAGTACGTGTCCATTTGGAACGACTCTAGCAGTTCAGCCAATTCGGTTACAGTGCAACACACTGACGGGACGACAGTCGTCGATATTTACGTCGTCAGTCTGCCAAGCCAATCAGGTTTGACCTACGTCGATAGTCAAGGCTGGACTGTCACCGGCAATTCACGACCGACAAACATTCAAACCTTTTCCGCAAGTGGCACATGGAACAAGCCGACCAGCTTCAACCCGGGCGTTGTTATGGTTCGCGTCTGGGGTGCAGGTGGCGGTGGCGGTGGGGGTTCGTCTCTGGCAACTGCGACCGTTACCAAGGGTGGCGGTGGCGGCGGCGGGGGTTGCTTTGTTGAAAGAATTTTCAGAGCATCTGACCTTGGCGACGACGTATCGGTGACCATCGGTGCAGGAGGCTCAGCGGGCACGGGTGCAACGGCAGGCGGCTCCGGCGGCGATGGTGGCGTCGGCGGCAACACGACATTCGGCTCACTGCTGACCGGCTATGGCGGCGGCGGCGGAAGAGGCGGGCAAAACTCTGCGCTTGCAACTGGCGGCGGGGGTGGTGGCGGCGGGCACTCTGCCGGTCAAACAGCCACCGCAGCGGTGGGCGGCAACGGGGGGCAGCCAATTTCGTCCGGGCCGGGTTTCGACATTCAAGGCGTCACGGGGGCGGTTGGCTCGGGTAATAGTTATTACGGTCACTTCGGCGGCGGCGGCGGTGGCGGCTCGACAAATGCTGCCGCTTCAACCTCTGGCGGCGGCTCGCTTTTTGGCGGCGGTGGCGGCGGTTCGGGCGGTGGAACAAGCGCAGTTCCTGCGGCAACCAGCCCGACGACCGGCGGCGGTTTTAGCTCGTCTGTTGGCGGCGGGGGCGCGGCGGGCGTCTCAGCGGGCACGAGCGGCCCGGCACCTCTGCCCGGCGATGCGGGCGGGGCCACCAACGGCACAACGGGCGGCGCGGGCGGCGGAGGTGGTGGCTCGACTGTGCAGGCAAACGCGAGTGGGGCAGCGGGCGGCGCGGGCGGGCTTGGTGGCGGCGGTGGCGGTGGTGGTGGTCGCGGTAGCAACCCGGGTCTTGGTGGTGCTGGCGGCATTGGTGGCGCTGGATACTGTGTCGTAATCTCTTGGTAATAAAAAATGTACCTAACGTCAACCAGCGACAAAATCAGAGTCACAACAAGTTCATCGAACAGCGTCCTAGTTCACGCTTCCTATGTGGACCTGTCCGGTAGTACGGTTACACCTGACAGGCTCAACACGAGCATAGCAGCGGCAACCACAACTGACGTAGTGGGCAGCCCTAGTGGGAGCGATAGCCGAGTCGTAAAGTTTCTATCGGTATGGAACGACCACAATTCAGCGGCTCAGACAATT